GTTGCGGGTTCGAGTCCCGTCCGCCTCGCTTCGATAAACCTTGCTGAACCCGTAGGTTACGGGTACCCCCCGACGGTCGGGGGCGCAGCTCGAAACGATTTCCGCGCGGTGCGCGCACCGCGCTGGAAGTTTCGGGAGGTGCCCCGTGCCGAAGACCCCGGGATATCGCAAGCGCCACGACCGCAACCAGGCCATCGTCACCCTGACCGACGCCGCGACCAAACGGCGGCGGGATTACTGGCTGGGCGAGTACGGATCGCCCGAGAGCCGCGAGCTGTACCACCGCGTCGTCGCCGAGTGGGAGGCCAACGGGCGACGCCTGATCGACCCCGACTTCGAGAAGTCCGCCGGTAGCGGGGGCGGCGACGGCGAGGGCGCGATCACCATCTCCGAGATGTGCGCCCGCTTCTGGCGCGCCAGAGCCCAGTACCTCAACGAAAACGAGCGCGGCCACTGCAAGGCGCTGATCCGCCTGCTCCGCCGCGCGTACGGGTCGACGCCCGCGGCCGCGTTCGGGCCGCGACGCCTTCAACGCCTACGCGACGACATGATCCGCCCCGACCCGGAGAGCGGCCGGCGCGGCTGGGGCGTCACGTACACCAACGCGCAGGTGCGCCGGCTCTGCCGCATCTTCAAGTGGGCCGCCGCGCAGGAGCTCGTTTCCGCGAGCGTGCGGATGGAGCTGCTGGCCGTCGACCCGCTCAAGCCCGGTCGCTGCGAGGCGCGGCCGGGGCGCACCGTCAAGCCAGTGCCCGTCGAGGTGGTCGAGCAGACGCTGCCGTTCATGGCGAGCCCGGTCGCCGCGGCGGTGCGCATTCAGCTCCTGACCGGCGCTCGCCCCGACGAGGTGCTGAGCCTGCGCCCGTGCGATATCGAGACCGACGGGCAGGACGGAGTCTGGGTGGTGCGCCCGGAGCGGCACAAGACGCAGTACATGGGGCACGAACGAGTCCTCTTCCTCGGCCCCAAGGCCCAGGCGGTACTCGAGCCGTTCCTCGACCGGCCCGCCGCGGCCTACCTGTTCAGCCCGGCCGAGGCGGACGCCGAGCGCCGGGCGGCCCGGGCCGCAGCGCGGAAGACGCCGCTCTCATGCGGCAACCGGGCCGGGACCAACCGGAAGGCTGAGCCGAAGAAGGCGGCGGGCGAGCGGTACGACGCCCGGTCGTACTACCGGGCGGTGCAGTACGCCTGCGACGTAGCCTTCCCGCCGCCCCCGCCGCTCGCCAAGCGGGACGACGAGACGCGGGAGCAGTGGCGGAAGCGGCTGGCCAAGACGGGCCTGAAGGCCGACCTCGACGCCTGGCGGAGGGAGCACCGGTGGTTCCCGTACCAGCTCCGCCACACCGCCGCGACGCTCTACCGGCGCGAGCACGGGCTGGAGGCGTCGGCCCTGGTCCTCGGGCACGCCAGCGCCCGGGTCACGGACGCGGTCTACGCCGAGCGGGACCAGACGAAGGTGGCGGAGATCATGCGGTTGGTGGGCTAGGCCCGATAACAGATCCCGCCGATGCGCAGTCGGTTGCATGGCGCTGACGCGAGTTACTGCTAAACTGGACACCCCTATAGCCCCGTAACTCCTGGGACGATGATGCCCGCCGACGCTCCCCAGATTCTCGCGGATCGATATGTCTTGCAGGGCGTGCTGCAGTCTGGCGGCATGGCCACTGTTTACCGTGCAAGGGATCTTGTCAGCGACGAACTCGTCGCCGTGAAATGCTTCGACCGAGACCGACACCTCCCGGAGATCGAGAGGGAGGCGTTCTGGAGGGAGGTGGAAGCGCTCCGGAACCTCGCCCATCCCAACATTGTCCGGATGCGAGACTCCGGCGAAGACGCTAAGGGCCGTTATTTCGTCGTCCTCGACTTGATGAAGCACGATCTGATTGCAGAGCGTGCCCAAGCTGGTCAAGCCTTCGACGGGTGGGATGACTTCGCGGATCTGGTCGTTCTCCCTCTTCTCGATGCCCTCTCCTTCGCTCACGAGTCTGGTATCGCTCACCGCGACGTCAAGCCAGCAAACATCCTGGTCGCGGAGGACGGAACAGTCCGGCTCGCCGACTTCAGCATCTCAAAGCTAAAGCGAACGTTGCAGCCCCGGATAACTCTCAACACGTTCATGTCTCCCCCGTTCGCCCCGCCAGAGCAAGACACCGGCAGCTTCTCCTACGCACGGGACGTTTATGCCATTGCAGCGCTGTGCGTATGGGCGATGTCTGGCACGGAGATCACAGACCACGAGGGACTCATTCGAGCCCTTCCCCAAGCTGAATTCGCAGGGCTTCCACGGGTTGTGGAGGTGATGGAGCGATGCCTTAGCGCGGACCCTTCCGCCAGATACCAGAGTGCCCCGCTCTTGGCGGCAGAAATCGAACGCATCCAGGCGGCACGCAGGCAGCATTGGCAGTTGGTGGAGCGTCCGGCATGCCTGCTGGGTCTGACGAACAACGCGATGGACTCACTTCGTAGGGAGATCGGTACAGACTCAGATCAAGAGATCCGCGACTTCGTCACCAACGACATCAACACTGATTCCGCCGTTGGGAGATACATCGAGAATTACGGACAGCTGAACGAACGCGTTCGGCAGAAGCACTACAACATCTTCGGCAGCTCTTTTCAGTACCACGTCGCAGAAGATGACAGGCGATACAACTCCTTCGTCGTAGTGAACGCGTTCCGCAAGGACCCGGACTGGCTTCAGCGGCGTCGGGACGAGGCGCTCGAGTGCCCGCTCCGATTCTCGCTCGACGCCAGGACTGGAGCGTTGCGGCCCGACGAGGCTCGGGATCGACTCCTGACGGCACTCGACGCATTTGAGACTGAGCGTGAAGCCGAGCGGCAACAGCAGGAACGCACGGCGCTCTTCGACACTTGGATTCGCGTTCTCCAAGCCCGGATGCAGTACGCGCGGGAGGCCACGAAGCCCATCCCCTTCTCTGGAGCAGCCGTTGATGGCCCTTTCGTTACGCTTCAAACAGAAGCGGACCTAACCCAGGTAGAGCTGGGCGAAGGTTGGGTCCTTGAAGTGGAGGAAGGAAAGCGGATTCGAGGAGAGGTATGGGAGGTTGGAGCAGCGCACCTGGTGCTAAACTGCGCCAACGCCTACCTGAACGATGTGCCGGAGTCCGGCGTACTCCGCCTCGACCTCTACGCTCTCAAGATTGCGATCGATCGCCAGCGAGATGCGATCGACTCGATCCGATCTGGCACATGTGTTCGGAGCACGCTGCGTGACGTCTTCCTCCGCCCATTCGATCTCACCGGTCCGGCAAACGAAGGCATCCTCTGCGAGACCGTGCGAAGCATGCTCGACGAGTCCAAGCAGCGGGCGGTCAGGAAATGCATCGAATCAGACGATCTGGTTCTGGTCGAGGGCCCCCCAGGTACGGGCAAGACCCAGTTCATCGTGGGACTCATCCTCCAGGCACTCGAGAACGACCCGAACGCTCGGATTCTCCTGGCCTCGCAAACCCATATCGCAATCGACAACGCAATCGAAAGGCTCTCTCGCATCTGGGACAGCCGCGGCCTGATCCGGATCGCGCGTGAGACATCCAAGAGCGTCGCCGATACATCGAAGCCGTATTTGCTCAATGCGCAGATGCAGGCATGGCAGCGGAGCGTGATCAATAAGGCAACGGAAGGTCTCAAAGAATGGGCGTCCGAGCGAGGCGTCGACTTTGCCAACATGCGCGTCGCGTCGATCATGAGGCAGCTTGCGGCAAGCAGGGAGCGCAGTAAGTCGCTGCGCGACAGCATTGCTACCGAAGAGCAGCGGAAGTCGCAGCTTGCCGATGCGAACGCCGGACTATCGCCTACAGAGCGAGAGGCAGAGGCCGACCGTGTCTCGGCCGATCTGGAAGATCTGCGCGACCAGCTGGATGCCGAGAAGGCATCACGCGAGCGCCTCGAAGCGGAGTTGAAGGCCCGTCGCGATGACGCAGAGGATTTGATCCGCAAGTCGCCCGACGACCAGGTTGCGTGGTCCGAAACGCTCATCGATGGCATGGACGGGGCTGAGATCGCCCAGCGGGTCTCGTCGCTGCAGGCAGACTGGTTCGATCGCTTCGGCTCAAAGAAGGGATTGATTGCTCCACTGGTTGAGCGGTCTGCCGTGGTCGCCACGACCTGTCTGGGGCTGGCATCGGTCGAGGAGGCTTCTGAGACCGAGTTCGATCTCTGCATTATCGACGAGGCATCAAAGGCGACCGCTATGGAAGCGTGCGTGCCGATGTCGCGGGCAAAGAAGTGGATCCTTGTAGGCGACTCAAAGCAGCTTCCGCCGTTCCAGGAGGAAGTCTTGGCGAAGCCTGATCTTCGCGAGCAATTCGAGATCGACGGTCTGGAGGCCGAGGAGTCGGCGTTTGAGCGCATGCGGAGACTTGCTCCGGACGGATGCCGCGTGATGCTGACGACCCAGTACCGCATGGTCGAGCCAATCGGTCGACTCGTGAGCGAGTGCTTCTACGACGGGCTCTTACAAAGTGTCCGGCGAGATGTTGATCCGCACCTCTGCCGCTCACCTATGCGAGCAGTCAACTGGTTCAGCACCCGCGAACTGCGGCAAAAGCGGGAGGAGCGAGCGGGAACCAGTTTCGTGAACCCAGAGGAGGCGTCACAGATCTGCGACCTGCTGCGCGATGTCGACGTTCAGCTGGATGACGACAGCACGGGTAAGCTCCGCAGGGCACTTGTCTTGAGCGGATACGGGGCACAGGTTCAGCACATGTCGCGCCGGATCAATCAGATTCGTTCGGACTTGCGGCATATCGAGGTCGAGTGCTGCACTGTCGACAGGGTTCAGGGGCGAGAGGCCGACGTTGTCTTCTTTTCTGTCACGCGATCGAATCCGGATCGAAGGGCAGGCTTCCTGCGAGCGCTGGAGCGCGTGAATGTGGCACTATCAAGGGCGCTCGATCTTCTTGTTATTGTGGGCGACGACGAGTTTGTCCAGTCAGCACCACAGGCCGAACCGCTCCAGCGCGTTCTCTCCCACATCCGTAAGTGGCCGTCCGAGTGCTTCATGGCGGTCCTGCATGAACAGGATGCATCCGCAGGGAGGGCACGGTGAGCTTCAATGCGGAAGCCATCGCGATGCGGTATGCCAACCGGCCGGGGTGCCGTTTCGTCGGCTACAAGGCAATTGGTATCTGCGTGTTTGCCCTTAAGCTCAGAGCGATCGTGCTGGAGGCGAGAGAGGTTCCGCCGATTGAGGAGTTCGTTCTTCGCTTCCTCGGGGCCGGGATCGAAACGCCTCGTGACCTATCCCGGTTGCTGGGCTTGGAGCTGCGGCTCATTGAGCGTCGGCTCGTCGACCTGCGGCGAAACGAGCTCATCGACGTGTTTGGCGACGATCAAACGCCTCGCGAAGCGATCCGATGCCAGCTCACGGCCAAGGGACGCGAGGCGGCGCATGTGCTCCAGCGGACGGTGATGCAGGAAGTGACGCTGCCGAATGTGATCTTCCACGGTCTGCTCCGCCGACCGGTGCAGATCGGCGATGTCGCCAAGAGAACATATTTGCGCCCGAAGGAGGCGAAGGACCGCGAGCTGGAACTCATCCGAGCTATCCCGAACCGAGCCCCTCGGGTCGATGAGATCGATATCCCGGACTTGGACAAGGTCGTGAAGTCGTCTGTTCGGCCAAGGCCGGGCGAGCCTGTCCAGGATGTGGTCGCGGTCAAGTCGGTACTGCGGCCGATCCAGACCAGGTACGAGCCCGGCGTCATGCTTGAGTACGAGACCACTGATCGCTCGAAGACCAGACAGGTGGCATTTGCGATCGAGGGTCAACTGCTTGAGGAGTACGAGACTGCATTCGCCCACGCGAAGGGGCCGGAAGTCCTGAAGGAGATCTTGACATCACAGCCCGAGACGTTCGAGGAGCGAGCTCGGCGTGAAATTCCCCATCACATCCGCTCCAGGCTCGGTCGGCTGGACGATGTTGAGGCGCTCGCCGCGCAGGCGGCATCCGCTCGGCAGGAGCTGATCGACGCCCAGGAGCGGCTTGAGGATCCTGACCGGACCGACACTCGGCAACTGCAGCGTCAGGAGATCGAGCAGCTCAAGCAGCGCATCGCTTCGATCGAATCAGAGCGGGGTAGGCGAAAGACGAAGTACCTCTGGACCCCCGAGATTCGCGAGAAGCTATGGGAGGCACTCGACACCTGTGAGGAAAGACTGCTCATCCTGTCGGGATTCATCAATTCGGAAGTCGTCGATCAGGCGTTTGAGTCTGCATTGAGGAAGGCCCTCGGGCGGGGCGTGCGCGTTTGGATCGGATACGGATTCGACAAGGGCACACGCCGTGGCGATGAACAGCGCCAGCTGGCGAGCTGGGTTGAAGCAGAGCGACGCTTGGATCGCCTGAAGTCCGACTTCCCAGGCTTGATCGATCATCGGGATATCGGCCGTTCCCACGAGAAGCGGGTGATCTGCGACAACCGCTTCACCTTCGGCGGAAGTTTCAACTTTTTATCGTTCAGCGGCGAGCAGCGTGGAAAGGGAAAGGTCCGACACGAGGGGGCTGATCTCATCGAGGATCCCGATTACTGCGAAGAGCTCTATCAGCGGTATCTCGGCCTCTTCTTCCGGTAGGGGCGTCTGCCACGTCGGCTGAGAGTTACCGCAGCTGGGCAGGGCGAGAAAATCTTCAGTATTTCAACGGCCCTCCCAGCCCGGGAGGGCCGTTGTCGTTGGTGGGCCGGGCGGTAACTCGAGTTACCGAGTTACCGGCCAAAAACAGCGTGGATTCTTCCCCCGTCGCAAGCAGCCGGAGCCCCGTGAGGGCCGGGCCAGACGAGCGAGGAGTCCAGCGTGTACGAGCAAGATTCAACAGGAACGGCAAGCGGGGCGAGGGCTGACTCCCGTGACGGAGCCCCGGCCGCGGAGGAGCATATCACGCTCTCTCAGGCGGCCAAGCTGGCCCCCGGGCGGCCCTCTTCGAACTGCGTCTGGCGGTGGTGCCGCGAGGGCGTGAAGGCGGCGTCGGGGACGCGGGTGCGGCTCAAGCACGTGCGCTTCGGGTCGCGGATCTACACGACCCGCCAGTGGCTCAACGACTTCGGGCTGGCCCTGGCCGAGGCTGACGCCGCCCACTTCGACCGGGACGAGCAGTCGCCCGCCACCGAGCCCGCGACCTCCCGCCGCCCTTCCAAGCGGTCTCGCCGGGCGTCCCGCTCCAGCGGGGCCGATGAGGCACGCCGCCGCCACCTCGAAGCCGAGCGAGAGCTCGAGGAGGCGGGGCTGTGAAGACCAACCCGAACGACCCGCTGGTGCGTCTCGGCCAGGGCGACTACGCCCGCGAGATCCGCCCGAACCCGACCACGACCGCCGACGGCGCGATCGACCTCGCCCGTGTGCTCATCCGCGAGCCTGCCGAGACCTACCACGCCCGTCGCGGCGATTGCCTGACCTCGCACCGGCTGGCGGAGTTCCGCTCGTGCCCGCTGCTGTTCCGGCGGAAGGAGATGGGGCTGATCCCGGATCGGGACAGCCACGCGTTCCTCGTCGGTCGGGCGGCGCACACGCTGATCCTTGAGGGTCGCGGGCGCTACGAGGCCGAGTACGCGGTCGGCGGGCCGATCAACCCGAAAACCGGGCAGCCCTACGGCTCGAATACGAAGGCCTTTGCCGAGTGGGCCGAGAAGCGCGGCAAGCCCGTGCTGGCCGACACCGACGCCGCGACGGTTGAGCAGATGGCGGCGAGCGTGCGCGAGCATGTCTTCGCTCGGGAGTTGCTTGCCGAGGGCGTCGCGGAGGGGGTGGTGCGCGGCCGGATGGGCGGCGTGCTGTGCCAGGCGCGGCTCGACTGGGTGAACCCCAGGCACGGCCGCGGGCTCGTGGACCTCAAGACGGCCGACTCGCTGGACACGTTCGAGTGGCACATCGACGCATTCGGATATGTCCACCAGCTCGCCTTTTACCGGGCGCTGCTCGCCGTCGTGAGCGGCGTCGTCCTGCCCGTCCACATCATCGCGGTCGAGAAGCGCGAGCCGTTCCGCTGCGGCGTCTGGCAGATCGCGCCGCGGTGTCTGGATGCCGCGCAGGCCGAGAACGACCGCGCCATCGAGGAACTCGTCCGCTGCCGGGAGACCGATCGCTGGCCCACGGGGTTCGAGTCCCTGCGGCTGTACGACCGCGTTTCCCTCACAAGCCAGTCCTGAACCAGCAAACCAGCAGGAGACCCATCGATCATGACCGCACTCGCACATATCCAGAAGGGCCGCACGCAGATGCCGCGGCGCGTGATGCTCTACGGCGTTCACGGCGTCGGGAAGTCCACCTTCGGCGCGATGGCCGAGACGCCCGTCTTCATCACGACCGAAGAGGGCACCAACGACATCGACTGCGACCGCTTCCCGCTGGCGACCAAGTACGCCGACGTGCTCGGGGCGCTGTCGGCGCTCTACAGCGAGGAGCACGGCTACCAGACGGTGGTCATCGACAGCCTCGACTGGCTCGAGCGGCTGATCTGGGCCGAGGTCTGTGCGAAGCGCGGCGTCGAGACCATCGAGGACATCGGCTACGCGAAGGGCTACGTCTTCGCGCTCACGCAGTGGCGCGAGGTTCTGGCCGGTCTCGACGCGCTGCGGACCGAGCGCGGGATGCAGGTGGTCCTGATCGCGCACGCGGCGATCGAGAAGTTCGCCAACCCCGAGACCGACACCTACGACCGCTATGTGCCCCGCTTGCAGAAGCAGGCCTCGGCGCTGATCCAGGAGTGGTGCGACGAGGTGCTCTTCGCCACCTACCGCGTCCACACGAAGACCCAGAGCGAGGGCTTCGACCGCAAGCGCACGCAGGGCATCGGCACGGGCGAGCGGATCCTCCGCACGACCGAGCGGCCCGCCCATGTCGCCAAGAACCGCCTGAACCTGCCCGACGAGTTGCCGCTGGACTATCGCGTGTTCGCGGCGCTGGCGCGCGGCGAGGGCGATCCGACCGCCGTCACCGAGAACGAGACCACCAAGCACACCCAGAAGCAAGGAGCCTGACCCATGGCAGACCTGAACGGATTCGACGCGACGAACGTGGAGCCCAATGCCGGGTTCGATCCCATCCCCGCCGGCAAGTACCTGGCCGCCATCACGGCCAGCGAGATGAAGCCGACCAAGAACGGCAAGGGCGAGTACCTCGAACTGGAGCTGGAGGTGCTGGAGGGGCCGTTCAAGGGCCGCAAGCTCTGGGACCGGCTCACGCTCAGGCACCCCAACACGCAGACGGTCGAGATCGCTCGCGGCACGCTGTCGGCGATCTGCCGGGCGGTGAACGTGCTGCGGCCGCGCGACTCGGTCGAGCTGCACAACCTGCCGCTGGTTGTCAGCGTCGCGATCAAGAACCGCGAGGACACCGGCGAGCCGACCAACACCATCAAGGGCTACGCCAAGCGGGACACCGGCGTCGCGCCGCAGCGCCCGATGGCGGCCGCCTCGGGAGGGACGCCGCCGTGGAAGCGCTGACCGCCACGGCGGCGGACGACCCCACGTTCGTCGTCGAGCTGCCGTACCCGCCCAGCGTGAACCACTACTGGCGTCGCGTCGGCGAGCGCACACTCATCAGCCGCGAGGGACGGAAGTTCCGCAGGCGGGTGGTAGCCAGGCTTGCGAGGCGGACGGCGCAGCCCATGTCGGGCCGGGTGGCGGTGCATGTCACCGCGCACCCGCCCGACCGGCGGCGGCGCGACCTGGACAACGCGATGAAGGCCCTGCTCGACGCCCTCGGGCACAGCGGGGTGTACGAGGACGACGGCCAGATCGATCGGCTCGAGATCGAGCGCGGATCGGTCGTGCCCGGGGGCAAGGTGGTCGTCCGGATCACAAGCATGGAGGCGACGGATTGATGGAACTCAGGCCATACCAACGCGATGCCGTCGATGCGGTGTGGAGCCACATCGCAAGGAGCGACACCAACCCCGCGGTGGTCCTCCCGACCGGCTCGGGCAAGACGCATGTCATCGCGGAGCTGTGCCGCGACGCGGTGCAGAAGTGGAACGGGCGGGTGATCGTACTCGCCCATGTGAAGGAGCTGCTGGAGCAGGCGGCCGGGAAGCTGCGGGCGGTCGCCCCCGACCTGCCGGTGGGCGTGTTCAGCGCGGGGCTGGGCCGGCGCGATCTCGGCTACGCGGTGACGGTCGCAGGCATCCAGTCGGTGTACCAGCGGGCGCACGACCTCGGGCCGCTCGACTTGGTCATCGTGGACGAGGCGCACCTGATCCCGCCCGATGGCGAGGGGATGTACCGCCGCTTCCTGGCCGACGCCAGCGATCTGTGCGATCACCAGCGCGTGATCGGGCTGACGGCGACGCCCTACCGGATGAAGACCGGCACGATCTGCGGTCCCGAGTCGGTGCTTCACGAAGTGTGCTTCGAGGCTGGCGTGCGCGAGCTGATCGTGCAGGGCTATCTCTGCCCGCTCAGGAGCAGGGCCGGCAAGGCCACCGCCGACACCAGCGACATCCACGTGCGGGGCGGCGAGTTCGTAGCGGGCGAGCTCGAGGACCGCATGGACGAGGACGCGCTGGTCGAGGCCGCGTGCGCGGAGGTCGTGCTCGCGACGGCCGATCGGCGCAGCGTGCTGCTGTTCTGCTCCGGCGTTCGGCACGGCGAGCACGTGGTCCGCGTGCTGCGCGAGAAACACGGCATCGAGTGCGGGTTCGTCGAGGGCGGGACGCCGGCGAAGGAACGCGATGCGCTGATCGGCCGCTTCAAGTCGGGTGAACTCAAATACCTGGCGAACGTGAACGTGCTGACGACGGGCTTCGACGCCCCGAATGTCGACTGCGTGGCGATGCTGCGCCCGACGATGAGCCCCGGGCTCTACTACCAGATGGTCGGCCGAGGCTTCCGGCTGGCCGAGGGGAAGACCGACTGCTTGGTGCTGGACTTCGGCGGCAACGTGCTTCGGCACGGCCCGGTCGATGCGATCCGGCTGGCGGACCATAACGGCGCGCCGGGCGAGGCCCCGGCAAAGCAGTGCCCCGAGTGCGATGCGCTGATCCACGCCGCCTACGCCGTCTGCCCCGAGTGCGGGCACAAGTTCCCGCCGCGGCAGGTCAAGCACACGGCCGTCGCGTCAGACGAGTCGGTCGTGTCGGATGCGGATGCGCCGGCGCGACGGGACGAGCGCGTGATCGAGGTCTCGTACTTCGTCCACCACAAGCGCAGCGATCCCCTGGCCAAGCCCACCATGCGGGTCGAGTACCGCATCGGCTTCAACCGCTGGGTGCGGGAGTGGATCTGCCTGGAGCACCCCGAGGGCGGGTACGCCCGCAGGAAGGCCGAGCAGTGGTGGCGGCAGCGCTCAAACGACCCGCTACCCGGATCGGTCGAGGAGGCGGTGGAGTGGGCCGAGGCCGGCGCGGTCGCGCCCACGCTGCGCATCACGGTCGAGAAGAAGCCGGGCGACGAGTGGGAGCGCATCGTCGGCTACGACCTGGGCGAGAAGCCGCCGCGGCTTGAGTCGTGCGACGACCTCCCCGACGAGCCTCGCGCGCCGGCCGGTGTCGGCGCGGGCAGCACCTTCGGCATCCCCGACGACGAGATCCCATTCTGATGGCCGAGGGCAAACCCAATCTCAACGGGAACCTTCGCGCTCACGCGTCCGCCTGCGTGGCCGCGGGGCTCTGTGCCCTGCCGGCCCTGCGACGCGGCGATGAGAAGCGCGTGGCGCTGCGGGCATGGAAGCCGTACCAGAAGCGTCTGCCGACGGACGAGGAGCTCGGCTCGTGGTTCTCTCCGGCCGGTGAGGACGTGGTGGCAGACGGGGCGATGTGCCTGGTGTGCGGGTCGGTCTCCGGCAACCTGGAGATGATCGACTTCGACAACTGGGACGGCGGCGGCGGCGAGGCGTTCAGGGCGTGGCGCGCGGCCGTCGAGGCGGCCGCGCCCGGGCTGGTCGAGCGCCTGGTGATCGAGACCACGCCCTCGGGCGGGCGGCACGTCGTGTACCGCTGCGCGGAGCCAGTGTCGGGCAACACCAAGCTCGCCCAGCGTCGCATGGAGGTTGGCACCGACGAGCCCGTCGTCATCGGGAGCAAGGAGTACACGCCCCGGCGCGACGCCAGCGGCGCGTGGGTCGTCACGGTGACCATCATCGAGACGCGGGGCGAGGGCGGACTCTTCCTGTGCGCGCCCTCGGCGGGTTACGCGCTCGTGCAGGGCGATCTGTGCCGTCCGCCGATCGTGAGCGCCGACGAGCGGGACGTACTGCTCGGCTGCGCCTGGGCGCTGAACGAGACGCCGGCGGAGGTGGTGGGCCAGGCCGGGGCCCCGAGTGCGGGAGGCCTGCGGCCGGGCGACGACTTCAATGACCGAGGCGATTTGCGCGAGATCCTGCTCCGGCACGGCTGGACGCTCGTGAAGTCGGGCGAGAACGAGCACTGGCGTCGGCCCGGCAAGGCGGCCGGCACCAGTGCGACGCTGAAGGACCGCGTCTTCTACATCTTCTCGACGAACGCTGCGCCATTCGAGGCGCACAAGGGGTACTCGCCGTTCGCGATCTACGCGCTGCTCGAACACCACGGTGATTTCGCGGCCGCGGCGTCGGCGCTGGCGGCCGAGGGCTACGGCTCGCGCGAGCACGCGACCGGCGTCGACCTCTCGGTGTTCATGACTGACCCGCCGGCGAAGGCGGGCTCGCCATTCGAGCCGTGCCCCGTGCCCGTGGGTGAACTCGTCGCGGCGTACCCGAAGCTCCGAGACCCGGTCATCCACGGCCTGCTCCGCGCCGGCGAGACGATGAACGTCATCGCCAGCCCCAAGACCGGCAAGAGCTGGCTCACGCTCGACCTTGCGATCGCGGTCGCGACCGGGCGGCCGTGGCTGGGGCGATACCAGACCGAGCCCGGGCCGGTGCTGATCATCGACAACGAGCTGCACCGCGAGACCAGCGCCCACCGGCTGCCGAAGGTCGCCCAGGCCCGGGGCGTGGCGATGCGTGAGATCGCCGAGCGGATCTTCGTGGACAACCTCCGCGGCCGGCTTCAGGACATCTTCACGCTCGCGCCGTACTTCGAGGCCCTCGAGCCCGGCCGGTACAAGGTCATCGTCCTCGACGCCTTCTACCGCTTCATGCCCGCCGGCGGCGACGAGAACGACAACGGCACGATGGCCAACATCTACAACCGCATCGACGCCTTCGCCGACCGGCTGGGCTGCTGCTTCGTACTCATCCACCACTCGACCAAGGGCAGCCAGAGCGGCAAGAGCGTGACCGACGTCGGGGCGGGGGCGGGCGCGCAGTCCCGGGCGACCGACACGCACCTGGTCCTGCGGCCGCACGAGGAGGACGGCGTGGTCGTGCTGGACGCCGCCGTCCGCTCCTGGCCGCCCATCGAGCCCGCCTGCCTGCGCTGGGACTTCCCGGTGTGGTCGGTCGATGGGACGCTCGACCCGGGCGCGCTCAAGAACGAGCGACCGGGCAAGAAGAAGGAGCAGGTCCAAAGGCCGGCCAAGCCGGGAGAGCCGTCGTGGGACGTGGAGCGGTTCGTGGCGGAGTTCATCTCCGCCCAGCCGGCCAGCAAGGCTCAGATCCGCGAGTCGGCCAAGGGTGAGCCGGGTCTGTCGTGGCGTCGCGTCGCGGATCTGCTCGACATCGCCGAGACCCGTGGGCTCGTCCACCGCTGGCGCGTCGGCAGCGCTCACCGCGTGCTGTTCGCAACCGTGCCGCAGCCGGTCTCCGGCGAGGGGGCCGGGTCATGACTGCGGCTGCGCGGCACATCAAGTCTCGCTCGTGCGCGCACCCGCTTGAGCGCTCCGCCGAAGCGCTCAAGCGAGCGGAATCGGCTCAGCGCGGGGTTTCGCTCGTGCGCGCGCACACCCCCCATACCCCCCAGGGGCGGGCGCTCAAGCGCCGCCCCCGGCCGCTTGTGCGCGTGCGCTCGAGCGCTCCAGCGAGCGAGCGGCGCGGACGGCCCGCGACGTTGGCCCGTGTGGCGTCCGGCCCGCGGGAGGCGACCGCCGTCCCGCCCGCCCGTCTGGCGGCACACGGGCCAACGTGGGCCAACAGGGCGGGAGGGGGCGGATTGTGGGTAACTGGGCAAGGCGGGGAGGGGCGGCATAGGTACTTCCCAGGGGGGATAGCCAGCCGACGCCGCCGGGAACAGCCGCAACCCCCGACAGAGTTTGTTTCGCCTGTCCGGTCCAATCCCCACCCCCGCGCCCGCTTGGCCACGGGCCGCCCGACGCTGGCCCGTGTCGCGGCCGGCGGCGCACCCCCGAACCACCCCGCGATCCCGCCACCCAGCCCCGCACGGGCAAACGTCGCCCATTGGTCCGCTGGCCTGCTGGCCCCAATCCGCAACCCCGAAGCACGGAGGCTCCTGCCATGAAGATCGAACTGCGCGCCCTCAAGGACATCCAGCCGTACGAGAACAACCCCCGCGTCAATGACGGGGCGGTCGACGCCGTGGCCGCCTCGCTGCGCGAGTTCGGCTTCCGCCAGCCGATCGTGGTGGACACCGCGGGCGTCATCGTCTGCGGGCACACGCGGTACAAGGCGGCGCTCAAGCTCGGGCTGGAGAAGGCCCCCGTCCACGTCGCCAAGGACCTCACGCCCGCGCAGATCAAGGCGTACCGGATCGCCGACAACAAGAGCGGCGAGCTGGCCGAGTGGGACTTCGACCTGCTGCCGATCGAGCTCGGAGAACTCCAGGCGATGGACTTCGACCTCGCTTGGCTCGGCTTCGACGAGAAGGAACTCGCCAAGCTGCTCAGCGCCGGCGGCAACGAGGGGCTCACCGATCCCGACGAGGTGCCTTCGCCGCCCGATGAGGCGACCACGCGCCCGGGCGACCTGTGGATCCTCGGCAAGCACCGGCTGCTGTGCGGCGACAGCGGGAGCGTGGCCGACCTCGACCGGCTGCTCGACGGCCAGCCGATCCACCTGGTCAACACCGACCCGCCGTACAACGTGAAGGTCGAGCCGCGGAGCAATAACGCCATCGCGGCGGGCAACAGCTCGTTCAGTAAGCAGCAGGGCAAGGCCCAGACGCACCACCAGAAGCTCGACCTCGCGCGGCACCCGGAAAAGGCCAAGCCGACCGGCAGCAAGATGCGGGCGAAGGACCGGCCGCTGGCGAACGACTTCGTGACCGACGACGAGTTCGACCGGCTGCTCGCGGCGTGGTTCGGGAACATCGCCCGCGTGCTCATCCCCGGCGGCGGCTTCTACATCTGGGGCGGCTACGCCAACTGCGCCAACTACCCGCCCGTGCTCAAGGCGTGCGAGCTGTACTTCAGCCAGGCGATCATCTGGATCAAGGAGCACCCGGTCCTGACCCGCAAGGACTTCATGGGCAACCACGAGTGGTGCTTCTACGGCTGGCGAGAGGGCGCGGCGCACCGGTTCTTCGGCCCCGCCAACGTGCCCGACACGTGGTCGGTCAAGAAGGTCAACCCGCAGAGCATGATCCACCTGACCGAGAAGCCGGTGGAGTTGGCCGCACGCGCGATCCAGTACTCGTCCGAGCCCGGCGAGAACGTGCTCGACCTCTTCGGCGGCTCGGGCTCGACGCTCATCGCCTGTGAGCAGCAGGGCCGGCGCGGGTTCCTGATGGAACTCGACCCCTTGTACTGCGACGTGATCGTGCAGCGGTGGGAGCAGTTCACGGGCAAGAAGGCCGGGCGAGTTCCGGCGAGCGCTGTGGCCGAAGAGAACGCCCCGGCGGGCGCCGAGGCGTGAGGGAGGGGTGCGCGATGCGATCAGTCGCCCGGGCGCTTCTCCCGGAGAGCGTGGTACTCGATCATGGCGTCCTCGAACAGCGTGGCGGAGGCCGGCACGTACAGCCGCCCGCGCGGGCCGTCGCGCTCGACGATGGACCGCTCGAAGAGGAACAGCAGCGCCACCTGGATGCGCGTCCAGGGCAGGCCGGTCTTCTCGTGCAGGTCTGCGCGGGTGATCCCGCCCGCGCCGGCCTCGGCCAGGGCGTGGGCCACCGCCGCGTAGGAGACTGCCGGGCAGGTGTGGCGGTAGGGCCGGCGGCTGGTCATGGCCACGGCGGTCATGACCAGGTGCCCGTCATCGACGGCGAAGGTGATGTCGGTGAAGTCGGTGATGGGGGGCACCCCTCACGCCCCCTTCCCGGCGCCGGCGCGGGCATGCTTGGTGGCCTCGAAGAGGCCCCGGTCGTGCTTGCGGAAGCGCGCGCCCTTCCCCTTGGCGGCGATCTCGCGGATGATGGCGGCGTAGATGGTCGCCTCGGGCGTGGCGCCCTTGGTGGCCCACAACCCCTTGGCCTGGATCTGGGCCACCATCTCCCTGGCGCTCATGGGCCGGCCGGCCTCGGCCAGCACCAGGGCCGCGGCGTCCAGGCCGCTCATCTTGCCGTCGGCCCGCGGGGCCCGTGGGGCCTTGGCCGTGCGCTTGGCCCCGTCGCTTCCCGCGCGGGGAGCCCGGCCCGGGACCTTGAGGCCAAGCTCGGCGGGGCGCTTGCCGGTCAGGCGCTTGACCAGCTCGAGCACCTGCGTGCGGCCGGTGCAGACGACCTCGGCCTTGGCGCTGCGCACGCCCGACTCGTCCAGCGGCGCCTCCATGGGCGCCTTGGCCACCTGCGGGTCCTTGGCGCCCGGCGGGAGGTAGAACTCGACCAGAGCGCCGTTGCGGTGGAAGGCGATGTGGCCGGCGCTGGTCGCCGCGTCCTTGGCGGCCCTGGCCAGGTCCGCATCGTGGCGGCAGGGGACCGACACGCGGCCCCGGGGCGCCTTGGCGCGGGCCTTGGGCGAGGCTTGAGCCTCGGCCTTGGCCGCGGCCGCCTTCTTGGCGATCGGCTTCGTATTGGTCGTCTTCTTGGCCATATCGATGCTCCTTTCGGGTCAGGAAACAGCGAAGCCCGCGACGAGCGGGCTTCAGGGGAGGGGTCGGATCTCGATGTCCCGGTTGCACGCCGGGCAGGCGATTCGCGTCGGCGGCGCTGCTCGCCGCCCCGCCTCGTACGCCCGCTCAAGAGCCTCCTTGATGCTCCAGACCGCCAGGCCGTGGAAATCGAGGCCGTCGCTCTTGCGGGTCTCGAGCGTCTCGAGGCTCAGCGCCTCGCGGGCGATGGTCGCCAGGGTTGTGTCTCGTGTGGTGTGTCGTTGCGTGCTCATGGTCGTCGCCTCCGTTGGGGCTACCGCTCAGTTCGCGTCCTCGGCCTCGGCGAGAAAGTCCTCGACGCGCTCACGCTCCATCCCGCTCATGAACATCACCAACTCAATCAGCCCGTCGCGCACCCGCCCAAGGTCGCCCGGGTAGCCCCAGTGGCTCTCGGCGAGCGCGGCCCGCTTGGCGTGGGCGTCGAGCTCCATCTGCAGCACGTCGATCAGGCGGGCGATGTCGGCGCTGCGCTTCGCGTAGGCCTGCTTGGCGGTCTGGTTGGTCGTCTGTCCCTTGGTCATGGCGTGGTCTCCTACGGGTCCTCTATGCCGCGGGGAGCCGCCCCGCGTGGGTCACATGAAGCCATGAGATCCGGCCGAAGGGAAGGCGTTCTGGCCTTGATTTGCAGATGTTTTCGAGAATCTGCCGCCCTCCGGCGCGAAGGTCCGGGAGGTGTCGCATGACTCCCGAACACGCGCCTAGCGACACGGGCCAGCAGCGCCTCAACCCCGCCGCCATGTCCCCGGCCGACGCCGCCCGCGTGCTGACGCGCCTGGGCGGCCAGCCCATCGGCGAGGCCATGCTGCGCGCGGACATCGACGCGGGCGCGCCGACCAACGCCGACGGGACGATCAACCTCGTGCACTACGCCGCGTGGCTCGTACAGCAGATGAACGCCGGGGGTGGCCGTGGCGAGTGACCCGCGCAAGATCGATCCCCCCAAGCTCGATCCGAGGTCGCTCAAGCCCTCGGAGACATGCCGCCTGCTGAACTCGACCCCGCTGGCCGAGGTGATCAACGAGCGGCAGTTGCACCGCCATCGCACGCGGGCGGGCTTCCGCATCGGCGATGGCAAGACGGTCGATCTGTTCCGCTACGTCGCCTGGCTGGTGGCGACGCGCCACGAGCCGAAGCCAGAGCCAGCGGAGGATGAGCTATCCGGCTACGACGCGGTGCGCGAGCGGGCCCGCGAGCGGAACAAAGCCCTCTCGCTCTCGGGTCGGAACATCGGCGAGCTTCCGCCGGTCGGCAATTCGGAACGAAAGCGCCGCTGCACCGAGTCGTTCAAGGCGTTCTGCGACACCTACTTCCCGCAGACCTTCCATCTGCCGTGGTCGGACGACCACCTCAAGGTCATCGCCAAGTTGGAGACGGCGGTGCTCGAGGGCGGTCTGTTCGCGATGGCCATGCCGCGCGGCAGCGGGAAGACCACGCTCTGCGAGACGGCCTGCCTCTGGGCCATCCTGATCGGGGCCCGGCCGTTCGTGTGCCTGATCGGCTCCGACGAAGAGCACGCGGCCTCGATGCTGGAGAGCATCAAGAGCGAGCTGGAGAACAACGACCTGCTCGCCGACGACTTCCCGGAGGCGTGTTACCCCATCCGCTGCCTGGAAGGCATCCACCAGCGGGCTTCGGGTCAGCTCCACAAGGGCGAGCCGACGCACATCGGGTGGACCGCCAAGGAGATCGTGCTGCCGACAATTGAGGGCTCAGCGGCGTCGGGCGCGATCATCGCGGTGGCGGGGATCACCGGGCGCATCCGCGGCATGAAGCGCAAGCGTCCCGATGGTCAGAGCGTCCGCCCGTCGCTGGTGCTGATCGACGACCCGCAGACGGACGAGTCAGCGCGCAGCCCGAGCCAGTGCGCGGCTCGGGAGCGGGTGCTCGCCGGGGCGATCCTCGGCCTCGCCGGACCGGGCCAGAAGATCGCCGGGCTTATGACGGTGACGGTCGTTCGCCCCGACGACCTGGCCGACCGGATCCTCGACCGTGACAAGCACCCCCAGTGGCAGGGTGAGCGGACGCGGATGGTCTACTCGTTCCCGACCAACGAAGCGCTGTGGGCCAGGTACGCCGAGATCCGGGCCGAGGGGCTGCGGGCCGATCGCGGCCTGGGGCAGGCGACCGCCTTCTACAAGCGCAACCGCAGGAACATGGACGAGGGTGCGTCGGTCGCGTGGCCGGCACGGTTCAACCACGACGAACTGAGCGCCGTCCAGCACGCGATGAACCTCAAGCTCCAGGACGAGGCGGCATTCTGGGCCGAGTACCAGAACGAGCCGCTGCCCGAGGTCGCGGCCGACGACGACCTGCTGACACCCGAGCAGATCGCGGCCAAGACCAACGGCATGCCGCGGTCCGTCGCGCCCATCGGCTGCACGCGGGCGACGGCGTTCATCGACGTGCAGGGCAAGCTGCTGTTCTGGCTCGTCGCGGGCTGGGAGGACGACTTCACCGGCTACGTGCTCGACTACGGCGCGTGGCCGGACCCGAAGCAGTCGTACTTCACGCTCCGCGACGCCCGGCGGACGCTCCTGACCGAGTTCCCGCGGGCGGGCCAGGAAGGCGCGATCTACGCCGGGCTCGAGGCGTTGACCGGCGACCTGCTTGGCAAGGCGTGGCGGCGCGACGACGGGACCGACCTGCGCATCGACCGCTGCCTGATCGACGCGAACTGGGGTCAGTCATCGGACTTGGTCTACCAGTTCTGCCGCCAGTCGGCCCACGCGGGAATCGTCATGCCCAGCCACGGCCGGTACGTTGGGGCGAGCAGCATTCCCTTCAACGACTACAAGCGCAAGCGCGGCGAGCGGGTCGGGCTCAACTGGCGCGTGCCGCTGGTGGCCGGCAAGCGGGCCGTCCGGCACGTGCTCTTCGACACCAACTACTGGAAGAGCTTCGTCCACGCCCGGCTGGCGGTGCCCATGGGCGACCCCGGGTGCCTGTCGCTCTTCGGGCGCGAGGCCGGGCGGCACCGGTTGCTCGCCGACCATCTGACCAGCGAGTACCGGATCAAGACCGAGGGCCGGGGCCGGACAGTCGACGAGTGGAAGCTGCGGGTCGCCGGCATCGACAACCACTGGCTCGACTGCCTGGTCGGGTCAGCCGTGGCGGCATCGATGCAGGGGGCGGTGCTGTTCGGGACGGACCAGCGGGCCAAGCCGAAGCCGCGCGTCAGGTTGTCCGAGCTCCGGAGGGCGAAGGCGTGAACCGCGCGGCTGCGACATCGCGACCAGGTGAGCATGAGTACGGCCTGCGCTGTCCGTCGTGCGGCTGCGGTCACTGGCGTGTGGTTTACACGCGACCGCGCTCGGGCGGCCGCCTTGTGCGCCGGCGCGAGTGCCGTCACTGCGGCAAAGCTGTCATCACGACGGAGAAACTCAACGGAAAATGAGCCCCGAGTTCCATATGCGTAACGATCTGCGCGAGAAACAGGAGCAGCGCATGACGAGCGCCCAGTGTTGACGTAGAACATCCGTAGACATCCAGGCCGGGCTTCCCGGAGGCGAACGGTGTGCGGCTGATCCCCGACCACTGCCGAGCCAGCAAGTGACACGCCGTGCAGGGCTGCACCCCTGTGCGGCGTTGTGCTTTTTGGCCTCGCCTTCGGGAACCCCGGCCTGGTGCAAGGACGCACCGTATGCCGGAACCGCCGGACAACCTGAATGAGGCCATCCGCGACAACGCCGCGGGACCCAAGCGGGCTCAAGGCGATGCCGGGAGCGTCGAGCAGCACCCGCTGCGGGACCAGATCGAGGCCGACCGGTACCTGGCGAGCAAGCAGGCGTCGGCCCGCCCGGCGCGTGCGCTGCGTCTGACTCGTTTCGTGCCGCCCGGCGCGGCCGGGGAGGGGGGCGGCTGATGCTGGGCCTGCCCCGATCCAAGTCCGCTCCGGGACCCAAGCCTCTATCGCACCGCGCAGGCGTGGTTCGGCGCATGCTGCGGGCCGGGTTCGACTCGGCCATGACGAACGACGGCAACCGCCGCCACTGGGCGCACGCGGACGGGCTGAGCGCTGACGCAGCGGCGTCGCCCGAGGTCCGGCGGGTGCTCCGCAACCGGGCGCGGTACGAGACTGCCAACAACGCCTACGCCAAAGGCATCGTGCTCACGCTCGCCAACGACGTGGTGGGCACCGGGCCGCGACTGCAACTGCTCACCGAGGATGACGCCGCCAACGAGCGGATCGAGCGCTCGTTCTTGGCGTGGGCCAAGGCGGTCGGGCTGCCTGAGAAGCTCCGCACGATGCGGGCGGCGCGGGCGACGGACGGCGAGGTCTTCGCCGTCCTGGTCAGCAACCCGCACCTGCCGGGGCCGGTGAAGCTCGACCTTCGTCTGGTCGAGGCGGATCAGGTCACCACGCCCGATCTTTCGGTTCTCGACGAGGGCGCGGTAGACGGGATCGTCTTTGATGCGTTCGGCAACCCCGTCGAGTACCACTTGCTCAAAGGCCATCCCGGCGACGCCCGGTCGGGCTACCTGGGGATCGAGTACGACCGCGTGCCCGCCGCGTCCGTGATCCACTACTACCGCGCGGACCGGCCCGGCCAGAGCCGCGGCATTCCCGACATCACGCCCGCGCTCCCACTGTTTGCGCAGCTCCGCCGGTACACGCTGGCGGTGATCGCCGCGGCGGAAACGGCCGCGGACTTCGCCGGCATCCTCTACACCGATGCGCCGGCCAACGGCGAGGCCGAGAGCGTCGAGCCGATGGACGCGATCGAGCTCGAGGCCCGCTCGCTGCTGACAATGCCGGGCGGCTGGAAGATGTCCCAGGTCCAGGCCGAGCAGCCGTCGACCACCTACGCAGAGTTCAAGCGGGAGATCCTGAGCGAGATCGCCCGGTGCCTGAACATGCCCGTAAGCGTGGCTTCCGGGGACTCGTCCCGGCACAACTACGCCTCGGGGCGGCTCGATCACCAGACGTACTTCAAGACCATCCGCGTCGAGCAGGACCACCTCGCGTGTCTGACGCTCGACCGCATCCTGGCCGCGTGGCTACGCGAGGCCGTGCTCGTGAGCGACCTGCTCCCGCTCCGCCAGCGCACGCAGATCGCCCGGGGCGACGGTCTTGCGCACCAGTGGTTCTGGGACGGGACCGAGCACGTCGATCCCGCGAAGGAAGCCAACGCGCAGGCGACACGCCTGGCGTCCAACACCACCACCCTCGCCAGCGAGTACGCCCGGCAGGGTCGCGACTGGGAGACCGAGCTCCGCCAACGGGCCAAGGAAGTCGCGCTGATGAAGGAGCTCGGCCTGACCACCGACCAATCCGCCCCGCTCGCACCAGCCGACGGACGCCGCGAGGAGGACGACGATGCCGAATGACCGCCCGTTGAACCTGTGCGCGCCGATCGAGCAGTGGGTCGAGGCCGGGGCCGCCGATGCCGGCGACGCGCCGGCTCTGCGGCGGTTCTCGATGACGGCCTACACCGGCGGCGCGATGGTGTTGGCGGGCTGGCCGCACCCCGTCGTGGTTGATCTCGCCGGACTCGAGGTCGCAGGCGGCGGTCTCAAGAGCCGTCCGATCCTCAAGGACCACAATCGCTCGCTGATCGTGGGCCACACCGACTCGATCCGTGTCGAGGGTTCGCAGCTGCTGGTCTCCGGAGTGGTCTCCGGGGCCGGTCCCGTCGCTCGCGAGATCGTCGAGAGCAGCCGCAACGGCTTCCCGTGGCAGGCGTCGCTCGGCGCGATCGCCCGGCAGATGGAGTTCGTGCCGCGGGGCAAGAAGTCCCTCGTCAACGGCCGCGAGTTCGAGGGGCCGGTCCATATCGCACGCCGGAGTGTGCTGGGCGAAGTCAGCTTCGTCGCCCTCGGCGCGGACGACAACACCAGCGCGGCCGTCGCCGCCAGCGCACCCGAAGCACCCGTCAAGGAGGACGCCATGACGTTCGAGCAGTGGCTTGAGGCCAAGGGCTTTGACCGTGCCTCGCTCACCGACACGCAGTCGACCAGCCTCCGGGCGATGTTCGACGCCGAGCAGGCGGCGGCACCCGGCCAGGAGGATCAGCCCGGGGCGGGCGATGACACGGACGTCGTCGCCCGCATTCGGGCCGAGACCGCCGCGGAAACCCGCCGCATCGCGGAAGTGCGGCGGATCTGCGCGGGGCGGCACGCCGACCTCGAGGCGAACGCGATCGCGGACGGCTGGGACGCCACGCGCACCGAACTGGAGGTCCTGCGGGCCGAGCGGCCGGCGCTCACGAGCGGCGGGGTGCGGCGGGACGCCGATCATGCCCAGGCAGGCCGCGCCATCGAGGCCGCCCTTTGCCTGTCGTCGGGCCTGCCCGAGAAGCAGGTCGGCCAGTGGTACGACGAGAAGACCATGAACGCCGCCCTGGCCGGCGACCTGCGCGGCGCGGGGCTGCACACGCTCATGTACGAGACCATCCGAGCCGCCGGCGATCACATCCGCCCGGGCCGGGTGGACAACGAGACGATCCGCGCGGCGTTCGCGGCCGACCGTCGGCTGATCCAGGCCGCGGCGGGCTTCAGCACGATCTCGCTCTCGGGCATCCTGTCGAACGTCGCCAACAAGACCATGCTCGCGGCGTACACCGCGGTTGAGAGCGTCGTGGCGATGTTCAGCGCCGAGACGGACGTGAACGACTTCAAGGAGGTCACCCGCTACCGGCTGACCGGCAACGGCGTGTTCGAGAAGGTCGGCCCGGACGGCGAGCTCAAGCACGCAGGGCTGTCCGAGCAGTCCTACACCAACAAGGTCGAGACCTACGGGCGCATGATCGCGCTGACGCGGCAGATGATGATCAACGACGACCTGGGTGCTTTCCTCCAGATCCCCCGCATCATCGGCCGTATGTCAGCGCTCAAGCGCGAGGAGGCGGTCTTCGAGCTGCTGCTCTCGAACCCCGGAACGTTCTTCAGCGCCGGAAACAAGAACTTCATCTCGGGCGCGGACACGGCGCTGTCGATCGACGCGCTGACCAAGGCCGAGCAGCTGTTCCTGGACCAGACCGACAGCGAGGGCAAGCCGATCCTGCTCACCCCGGCGGTGCTGCTCGTGCCTTCGTCGCTCAAGGTCGCGGCCCAGGTGCTCATGACCGAGACGCGGGTGAACGAGACGACCTCGGCGGACAAGCCCAAGCCTGCCGTCAACCCGCACGCGGGCAAGTGGAAGCCGGTGGCCTCCCCCTACCTCAACGCCCAGGGTCTCACGGGCGGGAGCGCCAAGGCGTGGTACCTCTTCGCCAATCCGGCCGACGTGGCGGCGATCGAGATCGCGTACCTGCGCGGCAAGCGCACGCCCACCATCGAGAGCGGCGACACCGATTTCAACACACTGGGCATGCAGTGGCGCGGGTACTTCGACTTCGGCGTCGCCATGCAGGACTCCCGCGCGGCGGTCAAGAGCAAGGGTGAGGCATGAGCCAGATCGGCGGCGGCGGTCTCGAGCCGATCGGCGGTGAAACAGGCAGCGGAGGCACGCAGATGTCCACGACGAAGTTCGTTCACGAGGGCGCGGCGATCGACTACACGCCCGGGGCCGACACACCGGCGGGCACGGTCGTCGTGCAGGGCGATCTGGTCGGCACCACGCGCGTCGACCTCAAGGCGGGCCAGCTCGGCGCGCTGGCGGTGCAGGGGGTGTTCGACTTCCCCAAAGCCGCCGGCGTCGGGACCGCCTTCACGGTCGGCGCGCTGGCCTACTGGGACAACACCAACAAGGTCGCGACCAAGACGGCCACGAACAACAAGCTCATCGGGAAGGCCGTCAAGGCCGCCGCGGACGCCGAAACCGTCGTCCGCGTCCGGATGTCGCAGTGACGGAGGCGGGCGATGGGTGATCTGCTCGAACGGGGATCGGCGTTCCTGGATGACCAGCGGCACGCGCACATGAGCCGCCCGGTCGTGTACCAGCGCGGCGACGCCTCTGCCGAACTCCGGGCCACCATGGGCCGCACCGAGTTCGAGCAGGTCGACGAGGGCGGGGCTGGGTTGATCCACCGCATCGAATCGCGGGACTTCCTGCTCCGCACCGCCGACCTCGATCTGGGTGACGGTCCGGTCCTGCCCAAGGCCGGCGATCGCCTCCGCGAGACGGTCGGGACGAGCGTGTTCGTGTACGAGGTCAACGCGCCCGGGGGCCAGCCGCCTTGGCGCTACAGCGACCCCTACCGCAAGGCCATCCGCATCCACACCAAGCACATCGCAACGGAGCCGGCGTGAGCAACGGGAATCCACAGAACGGCACGAAGGCGAGGTGGGCGGGCGTGATCGTCACGGTCGTGCTTGCCGCGGGCGCGATGACCGTGCAATGGGGCATCGTCACGGCCAAGCTCCAGCACGTCGAGAAGCGGCTCGACGAGCTCATCGTCGAGGCGCGCTCGCTCCGCCAGGAGTACCAGGCGATCGAGCGGCGGGTCTCGTACCTCGAAGGGCGTCTGAACGGGCGGGCCGCTGGAAGGGAGGGGCCGTGAGCGCCATCACCGCCGTCGCCGACGCCGTTGCGGCCCACATCAACGCCGGAACGTACTCCCGGCCTATCTCCGCCGTCCGGACTTATCAGCCGGCGTTCACGCTGGAGGAGCTGGCGGATCTTCGCGTCTCGGTCGTCCCCCGCTCGACGGCGATCGCCACCGCCAGCCGCGACAGCAGCACGTTCGAGCACGTCATCGATGTGGGCGTGCAGCAGAAGCTGCCGGCCGAGGACGAGCAGGCGGCGATCGACGACCTGCTCGGGCTCGTCCAGGAGATCGCCGACCGTCTGCGGCTCCAGCGGCTGCCGGGTGCGCCCGAGACGGCGTGGGCGGGCATCGCCCACGAGCCGGTGGTATCGAGCGAGAGCCTGGAGCAGCACCGGGTCTTCACGAGCGTGCTCAGTGTCAGCTATCGGGAGAGGAGATAGCCCATGCGCAATCTGGTCCTCTTCACGGCCGAGCTCACCGACAGCGACAAGGAACTCTCGCCGTCTCCGCTGGTGGCGACGTTCACGATCACGGCCTCCCACAAGAACACCTCGGACATGACGTTGTCGGACGGCAAGGTCGCCGAAGTGCTGGTTCCGCCGGGCGGGCAATACCGCTTCGAAAGGGTGGACCTGTCATCGCTGCTGGTGCGGGGCAAGGCCGGCGAGACGGTCTACGTGGTGGGGCACACGGCCTGAGGCCCCCTTGCAGGAAGGAATACGACGATGCCCATCAAACTCGGCATGGAGGCCAAGCTGCTCTACGCGGCGGGAGGCCAGAGCGGCGGTACATGGACCGCGATGGACAACGTCCGCGACGTGACGCTCAGCCTGGAGGCGGGCGAGGCGGATGTCACCACCCGCGCCAACGAGGGCTGGCGCGCGACGGTCGCCACGCTCAAGGAGGCGAGCGTCGAGTGGGAGATGGTCTGGGACACCGCCGACGCGGGGTTCGCCGCCATCAAGGACGCCTTCTTCAACAACGACCTGATCGGTCTGCAGATCCTCGACGAGACCGACGGCCAGGGGCTGCAGGCGGACTTCTCGATCACAAACTTCAGCCGCAACGAGGCGCTGGAGGAGGCCATCACCGTCTCGGTGACGGCCAAGGTCACCTACTCCGACACGGCGCCGACCTGGATCGGCGGGTGACGCAGGGAGGCAGCATGCACGCGTTCAAGGACAACCAGGGCCGGGAGTGGACGGTCGAGATCAACGTCGCGGCGCTCAAGCGGGTGCGCGGGCTCGCCGGCGTGGACCTGATGCAGGTCATCGAGGGCTCCGGCGGGCTGGTCGAGAGGCTCGTGCGCGACCCGGTCCTGCTGTGCGACGTGATCTACGCCGTCTGCAAGCCGCAGGCTGATTCGCGCGACGTCTCCGACGAGGCCTTCGGCGAGGCGATGGCCGGTGACGCGATCGAGCACGCCACCGGGGCGCTCCTGGAGGAACTGGTGTCTTTCTGCCCGAGCCCGAGGGACCGGGCCAACCTCGGGCGGGTGCTTACGGCCACACGCGTAGTGATGGACAAGGCCCGGGACGTGGTCGAGCGACGGATCGACGAGTTGATCGAGGGCGGAGCGCTGGAGCGGGCGATGCTGGAGGCCGTGCCGGAGGCAACTCCGGCGGCGGCGGCTGGCGACTCGTCTGGCAGTGCGCCGGCATCCTCGGACTCGACCCGTCCCCCCTGACCTTGCGCGAGCTGGTCGCGATGGCCGAGGCCCGCCAGCGCGACGAGTGGACCCGGACGGCCTCGCTGATGGCGCTGGTGGCCAACACCCAGCGCAACCCCAGGAAGACCCGCCCGTTCCGGCCCAGCGACTTCGACCCGTTTAGCCGGGCGGGGGAGAAACGGGCGGGCGTGATTCCGGCCCCCGTGTCGGTGCTCAAGGACGTGTTCATCAACCGCCGGCCGCCGCAGGAGCGGGCTGCTGGCAAGCCAAACGGAAAGGAGCCCCAGCCATGACTGGCAAGTCCAGCCGCCACATCTTCGCCATCGCCGGGTTCCTGCTCGTGTCGCTCGTGCTCGCCGCGTGCGCCGGCTTCGACCTGGGCGATGTCGTCCGCGTGAAGACGCCCAACACCATCCAGCAGACCACGGGCCTGCCGTCGGCGCTCTCGCTCAACGAGGCTGAGGTTGAGTACCAGAACTGGTTCAACCAGGTGCAGACGACCGGTGCGCAGTGGCGGACACACATCGAACGGGCCGGGGAGATCCGGGGGCTGCTCGGGCAACTCACGCTGTCGGCGCTCGACTCGGTCGGCCCCACGCTCGGCGGCGTGCCCGTGGTCGGTCCGGCCCTGCCGGCGCTGACGGGCATCGTCGGCCTGTTCATCGGCAGCGCCCGACTCCGCAAGGAGAAGGAGGCGTCGTTCAACAAGGGACTTAAGGAAGGTCGCACGCTGGCGGACGGCGGAGGGGCGGCTGCGTGATCACCATGCGGATTAAGGACGTGTTCTTCGACCGTGCCGCGATCACACGCTCAGTGGACGCCGCCAAGCGGCGGGTGCTCAGCAAGGCCGGGGCGTTCATCCGCACCGCCGCCCGGACGAGCATCCGCAAGCGCAAGGGATCGGCCCCGCCCGGTAAGCCGCCGCACTCGCACGAGGGGAGCCTGCGGCGGCTGATCCTCTTCGGCTATGACCGCGCCAACGACTCGGTCGTGGTCGGGCCGGTGGGCTTCAAGAACAGCGTCGCGCCGCGAGCGCTCGAGCATGGCGGCACAACGGTCGTGCTGTCCCGCCGGCGCGGTCGGCTTCAGACGCGGAAGGTGCGCATCGCCGCCCGGCCTTACATGGCCCCGGCGCTTGAGCGGGAGCGGCCGAAGCTGCCGCTGCTCTGGCGCAACAGTGTTCGGAGGGGGTCCTAGATGGCCAACACTCGCGGCATCCGAGCCGGGCGCGCCTTCGTCGAACTCGGCGTCAGCGACAAGCTGTCGGCCGGGCTGCGGCGTGCGCAGCGACGGTTGGAAGCGTTCGGCGCGAGCGTGCAGCGGCTCGGGCTCCGCCTCGCCTCGATCGCCGCCGCGGCGTTCGCCCCGCTGGGGATTGCCGCGGTCAAGGCCGCCTCGGATGCGGAGGAGTCGCTCTCACGCTTCGCCCAGGTCTTTGGGCGCGAGGCGGATGCCGCCGGGAAGTTCGCCGACGATCTGGCCCGCCGCGTCGGCCGCTCGGGCCTGGCCGCCCGCGATGCCCTCGGCACGTTCCAGTCGTTCTTCACGGGGCTCGGGTTCGCCGCGCCCGAGGCCCGGGAGCTCTCGCAGACGCTCACGGAGCTGGCGATCGACTTCGCGAGCTTCAACAACCTCTCCGACGAGGAGGGGATCGAGCGGTTCATCTCGGCGTTGTCGGGATCCAGCGAGGTACTTGACCGCTTCGGCATCAACATCAAGCAGGCCGCGCTGGAGCAAGAGCTGCTCCGGATAGGCATCAGCAAGTCCTGGACGGAGGTTACCGAGCAGGAGAAGGCGCTTGCCCGGCTGAACGTGATCATGCTCGCCATGGGCGACCAAGGTGCCGTCGGCGACGCCACCCGCACAGCCGACTCGTTCGCCAACCGGATGAAGCGCCTCCGGGGCGAACTCCGCGACGCGGCCGTGGCGATCGGTCGGGCGCTGCTCCCGGTGCTCACGCCGCTGGTGCAGGTTGTGACCGCGGCGGTGCAGGCCGTCCGCTCCTGGGCCGAGCAGAACCCGCGGCTGGTCGCGACCATCTTCGGCATCGGCGCGGCGGTCGTTGCGGCCGGGGCGGCGCTGATCGGGGTCGGGCTGGCCATCAGTCTCGCCGGCGTCGCGATGGGCGGGCTGGCCACGGCGGTTGGTGTCGTCGCGTCCGTGCTCGGGGCGGTCCTTTCGCCCATCGGCCTCGTGGTCGCGGCTGTCGTCGGCCTGGGCGGGGCGATTGCCGTGACCTCTGGGGCGGGCGGCGAGGCGCTGGCCTGGCTCATGGGCCAGTTCACCCGTCTGCGGGATTGGGTTGGCAAGGTCACGGGCGGGATCGCCGATGCGCTCGCTGCCGGCGATATCGCCCTCGCGGCGGAGATCCTCTGGCTGTCGCTGAAGGTCGTCTGGCAGAAGGGCGTGGCCGCGCTGAACTCGGCCTGGCTCGAAGCGAGGCGGTTCTTTGTCTCAACGGCCCAGTCGATGTGGTACGGCGCGCTCGCGGCCGCCCAGATTGTGCTGCACGCCCTGGAGGTCGGCTGGATCGAGACGACCTCCTTCCTCTCCAAGACGTGGTCGCGCTTCACGGGCGGGTTCCAGATGGCGTGGGAATCGGCCTCCTCGTTCGTGGCCAAGCGGATGCTGGAGATCCAGGGGCTGTTCGACTCGGGGCTCGATGTGGAGGCGGCCAAGAAGGCGGTGGACCAGCAGCTCGAGCAGCGGCTGGGCGAGATCGACGAACGCACACGCGCGGCGGTGGCCGAGCGCGAGGCCCGGCGATCCGCCGAGCGGGACCGCGCAAGAGAACTCAATGACGCCACGCTGGCGCAGATCGGCCAGCAGTACGAGGACGCCCAAAGGGCGCTCGACGCCCGGACGGACGCACGGATCACCGATGCCCAGCGGGAACTGGAGGCGGCCCGGCAGCGCCTCGACGAGGCGATCGCCGAGGCCAAGCGCCGGCGCGAGGAGGCCGGGGCGGAACCCGAACCGAGCGGCTCGCCACGCGACCTGCTGGGCGAGTTCGAGAACCGCCTTCAGGCCGTCGGCGACCTCGTGGCCCAGGGCATCTCGGTTCGCGGCACCTTCAACGCCCGCGCCGTGCAGGGTCTCGCTTCCGACTCTGGTGCGGCAGAGCGCACCGCCCGCGCCACCGAGCAGACCGCCAAGCACACCAGGCAACTGGCCGACGCCGCCCGCAGCGGCGGCCTGACCTTCGCGTAACCCCCACGAGAGGAGACCCGCGCCCGTGCCGATCACGGTCAGCGAGAAGTTCGAGAGCCGCCGGTCCACCAAGGGCGAGAACCCCTCGGCGGAGCTGGTCTACACCGTGCGCGGCACGAACGACGACCTCGCCGCCCGGGCAGCCGCCGAGGCCGAGAGCCCCGCCAACTACGACGGCCTGCCGCGGCAGACGGTCTCCGTGGAACCGGTCGGGTTCGAGCTGTGGGAGGCGACCGCCCGCTACGGCCGCGCCCAGGGTGGCGGGTTCCCGCAGACGGGCGAGAGCGTCTTCACCTTCGACACCGGCGGCGGCACCCAGCACATCACCCAGAGCAAGCAGACCGTCGCCAGCCACGCAGCGCCTGGGACCAACGCGCCCGACTTCCAGGGGGCGGTTGGCGTCACCGCCGACGGCGTCGAGGGCGTGGACATCACCGTCCCGGTCTACCAGTTCTCCGAGACGCACTACCTGCCCGACGCCGTGGTAACGCAGGGGTACAAGGGCACGCTCTTCTCGCTCACCGGGCGGGTCAACGCCGGCTCGTTCCGCGGCTTCAACCCCGGCGAGGTGCTGTTCCTGGGCGCGACCGGCTCGAAACGCGGCACCGACGCCGACGCGGACTGGGAGATCACCTTCCGCTTCGCGGCCAGCCCCAATGCGACCGGCATCTCGGTTGGTCCGATCGGCGGGATCAGCAAGAAGGGCTGGGAGTACCTGTGGGTGCGCTACGCCGACCAGGAGGACGCCTCGTCGCACGCGATCGTCAAGCGTCCCGTCGCGGCCTACGTCGAGCGGGTGTACGACGAGGGCAACTTCGGAGCGCTGGGGATCTGACGCATGGGAGACGCCTTCCGCAAAGTCCGGTCCGGCCAGCCGCTGGCAATCCCTGCGCCGGCGTACAACGCGTTCATCGATGCGGCGGTGGCCGAGCGCCGGCGCGAGCGCGACCGCGGCGGAGGACCGCTGGCCGAGTCCGTGCCGCGGGGCCTGGTGCTCGTCCGCAACGACGCCGACGAGACCATCGAGCCGTACCACGCCCTGGCCATCACCGGCGTGCTGGTCGTGCCCGACGAGAACGACCAGGAGCGGACCTTCCACAGCCGCACGCCGCTGACCGGCGAGGTGGCGACCGAGGAGGCCCGGCCGCTGTCGTTCGTGCTGACCACGCAGCCGATCGAGCCGGGCCAACTCGGCCGGTGCGTCCTCACCGGCGTCACGCCGGCGCGCGTCTACATCGCCAACGAACTCGACACGACGTGCGAGCTCGCCCCCGAGGAGACGATCCTCACCAGCACGCCCATGGGCGGCGTGCCGATCCTCTGGAAGGAAGAGGGCGTCGGCGAGAAGTGGGCGGTCATCGAGATGGGCCGGCCCTCGCCCGGGCGCATCACCGCGATCCTCGGAGCCGCCCAGCCGATCCCCACCGAGAACAACCGCTGGCGCTACCCGTGGCACGAGGCGCGCATCGACGGCGACCCCGGCAGCGACACCTACCTGCGCTACGTGCCCGTGCCCGAGGGTCTGTCGTCGCAACTGCCGGGCGGCGGAGAGAACCCCACGCTGCTGGCGATCAACCGCTTCGAGGCCCACCACATGAACTCCTCCGAACCCGGCTCGGGATTCGAGGGGCTGCTCGGGCTGGGGCCGGTGTGCGAACTGCCCGGCGTGCTGCCCAAGTGCCCGCCGGCGCGGGCGCTACGGCCGAAGCTCGTGCCCATCCCCCAGGGGGTGTGCGTCCAACTGACCTGCGAGCGCAACAGCAAGGGCCGGCCGGTGTGGGTCTTCGAGGCGATGAGCCTGATCGAGATCGCCGACCCGGCCGACGGGGATCGCAAGTTCAACCTCTACGTGGAGGGCGGCGCATGAGCGCGGTCGCGAGCGATCTCAACGCCCGCCGCGAGCACGAGCGGGCCAAGTACCTGGAGCTGGCCGCCCGGCCAGGGTCGATATACGGCTCGACCAATCACGGCCGTCACGCGGTGCCGCTCGTCCAGCGTTGGAAGCCGCGCTTCGTCGTGGACTTCGGCTGCGGCCGCAACGAGTTCATCCGCCACCTCCGCCGGCTCGGCATCGACGGGCTCGGTGTGGACTTCGCGTACGACGATGCGGATGTGGTCAAGCCCATGCACGCCACCGGCTTGCTCGACGGCGTGGCCGATGTGGTCACGTGCTTCGACGCGCTCGAGCACCTGTTGCCGGAAGACGTGGACCCGGTGCTCGCCGAGATCCGCCGCGTGGCCGGCCCGCGCGGGCGGTTCGTCCTCTCCATCTGCACCCGCCCGAGCCGGATCACTGCGCTGGGCGAGAACCTGCACCCCACCGTCCGGCCGATGGCGTGGTGGCTGGACCGCCTCGGACGCGTCGGCACGGTGACGGAGCGGCGGGCGATGGGCCGGTACATCGTCGGGAGGTTCAGCCGCTGATGCGCGAGAACCAGTCGGACATCGCGGCGCTCCAGGCGGGCCTGAAGGCGCGGAGACCCGCGCGGGATGGGCTGCGCCTCTATACCGCCGACTTCGATTCGGTCTCGCTGGCGGGGTTCTACCGAGGGAGGTCTGCCTTCCTCATCCTCTCCGGCCCGTCGCTGAACCGGGTGGACCTCTCGCTGCTCAACCGCCGCGGCATCGTCACGATGGGCGTCAACAACTCCTGGACGATCCACCGGCCCACGCTGTGGACCTGCGTGGACGACCCCGGCCGCTTCATCGACACCGGCTGGAAGGACCCCGGCATCCTCAAGATGGTGCCGACGTGCATGTGGTCCAAGCGTCTGCGCATCCAGAACCCCGACGGGACGATGCGGCCCAGCGCCTTCAAGGTCCACCAGATGCCCTCGGTGCTCTTCTTCCGCCGGGCCGACCACTTCGACCACGAGCGGTTCCTGACGGGCGACTCGATCCCCTGGGGCAACGACGGCAAGACGCCCGACTCGCTGGGGATCGTCGGCAAGCGGAGCGTGATGCTCGTCGCCCTACGGCTGCTGCACTACCTCGGCTTCGGCACGGTCTACCTGCTGGGCTGCGACTTCAAGATGGCCCCGGACCGCAAGTACGCCTTCGACGAGCACCGCGCGCCCAACGCCATCCGCCACAACAACGTCCTCTACGACTCGCTGGCCCGCCGATTCGAGGCGCTGCGCCCGCACTTCGAGAAGCACCGCTTCCGCGTGATCAACTGCTCGCCCGGCAGCGAGCTCGGGGTCTTCGAGCGGATGGACTATGACAAGGCGCTGGCGGCCGCAAGCGCCGAGTGCGGCAAGCGCGTCCGCACCGAGGGCTGGTACGAGCCCAATCCCGAACTCGCCAAGCTCCCCGCACAGGAGGCCGCCCGATGAGCGACGGCCCCACGCGTTACTACCTCTACATCCCAGTCTGGGCGACCGGCAACCCGCCCCAGGGCGGCGGATCGAGCGAGCTCTCGACGCCCTCGGGCTCAACCGCCCCGAGCGAGACCCCCTCCTCGTCGATGCCCCCCAGCGAGCCGTCGAGTTACTCGACGACCGGCGATGTCATCTTCACGACCGGTCCGAGCGGTACGCCAACGCTGACGACCTACACCACTGATGCCTTCACGAGCAACAGCGGCACGACCGAGTCCGGAAGCGGGACGCCGACCGACAGCATGTCAAGCCAGTCCACAGAGGTCAGCAGCGGCAGCTCCGCCGCGAGCAGTTCGGGCGGCGGCGGATCGTCGAGCGGGTCGGGCAGCTCTTCCGGCGGCGGATCGAGCATGAGCTCCGATGCCAGCTCCGGCGGCAGTTCGGGGATGAGCTCCGGCCAGAGCTCGGGCGCATCGTCCGGAGCATCCTCGGGCGGCTCCTCCGGCGGAGGCTCGTCGGGCGGCGGATCCTCCGGCGGCGGTTCCAGCGGCGGCGGTTCCAGCGGCGGCGGGGGATCGTCCGGGGGCGGGGGCTCCTCTGGCGGCGGCGGCTCTTCGGGAGGTGGCGGATCGAGCGGCGGGGGCGGTTCGTCCGGCGGTGGTGGCTCCTCGGGGGGCGGGAGCAGCGGCAACTGCCTCCTCTTCGGCACCCTCGTTCACCTAGAGGACGGCCGCCTCACACCCATCGAGAACCTCAAGCCAGGCGACCGCGTGGCGTCCCTCCGCGTGCCCGGCCTCGAGGTCGATGTGCCCTACCGCGCCCAGTACAACTGGCTCTCGCACCACGGCTTGTACGGCGCATCGCCCGTGGCCGCCCGCGTTGCGAGCATTACGCTCGGCGAGCACCACGGCTTCGTCGTCATCAACCGCCGCCTCAAGGCGACGCCCGAGCACCCGTTCATGATCCGCCGCGGCGACGAGTGGGGCTTCGCCTCCGCTGAGTTCGTGCAGCCCGGCGACCACCTGATCGACGACCACCTCAAGGAGGAACCGGTCGAATCCGTCGTCCGCATCGACGCGCCGGCCCGCACCGTGGCCATCCACATCCCCGGCACGAACACGCTCCTCGCCGAAGGTGTGTGGGTCCACAACGACCTGCCGGCGACGGCCCAAAGCTCCGGCCCGGGCAGCGGTTCCGGGTCCGGCAGCGCCTCCGCCTCCGCGAGTGTGTCTGGTTCGGGTTCGGGCTCCGGCTCCGGGAGTGGATCATCTGGCGGCAGCGGGTCCGATAAGTCAAGCGGGTCCTCGTCATTCTCGTCCTCTGGTTCCTCCAGTGGGTCTGGCAGCGGCTCGGAATCCTCCTCCGACAGCGGCGTGACGATCCCGAGCGGTCCTGTGACGCACATCAGCGGCTCCGACAGCAACGTCGAGCAATGACCGCAGAAGGTGCCGATCGCCGTCGCGACAACGAGTTTGTCCGTAGCGGGCTCCTCGGAGCAACCAGCACCGACCGTCAGTAACTGCTATCCTCATGGCCCATGCCTGGACGCCCTGAGGGCAACCCGCCGCCTCCGCCTCCGGAGGTGATGACCATCGACGAGCTTGCAGCCTACCTGCAGGTCTCGAAGTCGTCGCTCTACAAGCTCGCCCAGGACGGGAAGGTCCCCGGCCAGAAGGTCGGGCGGCACTGGCGGTTCCACAAGACCGCGATTGACCAATGGCTCCGAAGGAGCTTGCCCAAGGAGTTCCCGCAATGACGAGCATCCTCCAGACTTGCACGCCTCGCCCGGATCTCGTCAAGGGCACGTTCAATCCCGAGATCTTCACCGCATCCTTGCGGCAGGTCATCGGGCACTACCGCGGCGATATCAAGGTCCAGACGACGTACACCGACGCCGAAGCGTTCTTCCGCGAGTCCACTTCACCGACGCACGGCATGCGTCGCGTCGTTGAGAACGTCATGCGGCGTCTCGGCGGCGACAACATGGTCCCTTTTCTGACTCGGCTGGAGACTGGCTTTGGCGGAGGAAAGACGCACACACTGATCGCGTGCGCTCATCTCGCCACTAGAGGAACCGAGCTCTCCGAGATTGCCCAACAGACGGGCATCGTGGAGTCGAAACACCTTCCGGATCCCGGTTCGGTTTCGGTCGTTGGCATCGCTGGCGATGAACTCAGCGTCGTCAGGAGCGAGGGCGACAAGGTGTACCCGTACACTTTGTGGGCAGAACTGGCGAAGCAGGTCGGCGGGCCGTCGCTCGTTGAGAAGGTGAAAGCCGAAGTCTTCACGGCTGCAGCCCCCGGTGAGAGCTACTTCGAAACGGTGCTCGGCGACCGTCGCGTCCTGATCATGATCGACGAGCTCGCCCAGTATGCGGCCCGGGCAGAGGCGGCACACAGGGGCATGGGCGAGCAGATCGCCGCGTTCTTCATGGCGCTGTTCAACTACGCCCGCAATCACCCCGGCATCGCGACCATCGTCACGCTCGCAAGCAGCACAGACGCATTCGGTGGGCAGACCAAGACGCTTGCAAAGCTGCTCCAAGCCGTATCGGGCACCCAGATCAGCCAGGACGAAGCACGTGAGATCGGTGAGGAAGCCCTCGACAGCATCCAGAGCGTCATCGCTCGTGACGCCAAGGTCGAAACGCCCGTCAGCAGTGAAGAGCTGTCGTCGGTCCTTGCCAAGCGTCTGTTCACGCACATCGATCCTGCCGCAGCCCAGGCGACCGCAGAGGAGTATCGGCGGTTCTACGAGAAGCACAAGGATCAGCTCCCCGCCGAAGCGACTCGTGCGACTGGCAAGGGCGGAGAGACGGGGTTCGCAGGGCTCATCGCCAAGTACTATCCCTTCCACCCGACGCTGATCGAGTTCCTGAACAAGAAGCTCGCGACGGCTGAGGACTTCCAAGGCACGCGAGGCGTGCTGCGGGTACTCGCGTTCGCCGTCAAGTCGATCTGGGAGAGCGGGCTCGACACCGCTTCCATACACACCTGCCACCTCGACACCACCAACCCGGACCTCATCGGCGAGATCCTGAGCAAGACGGAGTCGGGGGACCTGATGAACGTGCTCACCGCCGATGTCGGTGCGGTCCGAGGACACGGCGACACACTGATCTCCAAGAGCAACGCAGAGAAGGCCGACGAGGAAAACCCGCATCCGAGCGGCCTGCCGATGCAGGTGTACACGTGGCGAACGGTCTTCCTGCACAGCCTCGTCGGTCGCCAGCAGGGCATCGGCTCCAAGCTCTTCGGCCTCGTGCAAGAGGAGGCGCGGCTGGAGGTCGCCCAACCGGGTCTTCCGCCGAGCCAGGTGGACACGGCACTCAGTGAGCTCGCGAAGCGAGCCTTCTACCTGCGTCACCAGGACGGCAAGTATTTCGCGTCGCTTGAGCCTTCGGTCAACAAGGCCCTCTCGCAGATCCGGGAAGGCATCTCCGAGCGGGAGATCCAGACCGCTCTCGAAGCCGCGGCCCGCAAGGTCGTCACCGTGCCGGTGCCCACCTTCTCGGTCCACTACGAAGTGGCATCGCCGGAACACCTGCCCGACCGACAGGGCAAGCCCATGCTCGGCATCGTCAGTCTCTTCGCCGAGGAGATCCACCCCGACGATTTCGTGCTCTACGAGCGCACTGGCTCACCGCGAGAGCAACAGAACCTCGTCTTCCTGCTGGTCCCCAACACGGCGAAGGCGTCGGTCAAGGCCGGCGGTGCCGGCGCAAGTCTTTACGGCGACGACCAAGTGCGTCGCAACCTCCGCGAGCTGCAGGCAATTGCTCGCGACGTCGTCGCCATGCGCCGGCTTGAGAAGAACCCGCAGAACTACAGCATCAACGCTCGGCATCTCGCGGACGAGAGCGAGGACGGATTCCTGTCGCGCAAAGCGGAGCGGGAACAGGCACTGCTGACTCGAGTGACGCAGGCGTACAACGCCCTTTGGTATCCATCGGCAACGGGCCAGATCGTCCGGAAGCAAATCCAGTCGGCGGGAGGCGAAGGCGGCACCTCCCTCATCACCCAGATCCGTACGGCGCTGATCGACGACCAGGAACTCATCACCGAGGACGCGATCAGTGGCAACCTCCTGAGTCAGTTTAAGCCGCTCTTCTTCGGCAACGAAAGTACGTGCAGCATCGCCGCGATTCGGAAGAACTTCCTCGACCGTCGGAACTGGCCGATTCTCAGCGAAGCGCACCTGCTCAACCGCATTATCCGCGAGGGTGTCCAACGCGGGCTGTGGTGCGTGTACAAGCTCGGCGACCCGTCAGACCCTCGGCCCGAGGAGTTCTATAGCCGAGAGAGCGAGACCGCGGGAGTTCCGATCAACGTGGACCTTGACAAGCCCGGGTACGGACTCGTCACGCCGGAAGGAGCCACGCAACGCGGCTGGAATGCCAACACGCAGGTGCCGTACGACACGGTTCGCGGATGGGTCAAGTCCTCCGTGGATCAGCTCGACGAGCCGGCAACCGTCGAGCAGCTCGCCGACCAAATCTCGCAACTCCACGGCGATGTCAGCCCCCAGGATGTCGCGAAGGCTGTGCTCGACCTCACCCGCGGGGGCCAGGCCGCCGCGAAGCCGGCAGGCGAAAGGAAGGCCAAGCACGGCGACAACGCGATGCTCTACGAGCCCGGCACGGCGGATGAGGTGCTGCCCACTGGCAAGGCCGTCGAGAAAGGCTGGATCGCCGCGCCGAAGAAGTTCCTGAAGATCGACGGCTTCGCGGGACGCGACAAAGTCTTCCCGGTCCTCAAGAGACTCAGCAGCCTCTACACCCGCGGCGCGACGAGCCGGATCGACCAGCTCCGCATCGAGCGGCTCCCACTGAAGGCCGGCGGCCAGGTCAGCGTGAACTTCAACGCACTCGAAGCAGAGCAGGTCAAGCAGATGGGTGCGATGTTCGACGCCCTCGTCACGCTCGGCCAGCCCAACGACGACACGCAGGTCGAGCTGACCATCCTCACGCCGAAGGACGGCTGCCTCTTGGTCAACGAGTTGGGAGGTGCGAAGTGACCGCGGTCGCGACGCCTGTGATGACCAAGCGAACCACCAGCAAGCCCGCCCAGACGACGCCCGACCTCGGGACGTACTACAAGCAGAAGGTCGCTCCGCACGTCGACCGGATGCCGTGGGTGCTCCGTGTGACGGACCACAAGAAGAGGCCGTCGCCGGTGCTGGTGGTCAAGTACCGCAAGCCGCTCGACGAGGACAGCAAGCAGACCCGGCTGGTCGAACGCGGCGTCATCTACGGCGACTCACTCCGCCGCTGTCTGCCCGGCATCCAGCAGGTGCTCGCCCGCGTCCGCGATGAGGATGACAAGCATCTCGACCTGCACCAGTTCCTCCAGGGCAAGTCGATCACCTTCCGCGGCAACCTGCCGCTCGATGAGGGCTCGGGCTCCAAGCTCGCCCTGCTCTTCCGGCTCCAGGAGCGCGTGAAGGACCTCGACCGTGTCGAGCTGATGGCCCGCCGGATCGACAACTTCACGAGCGAGGAGGCGAGCTACTGGCTCAGCCGCATCCTCCACTTCAGCAAGGCCACCAACCGATGGGCCGCGGCCGGCATGCGCATCATGCTCGGCGGCCTGCCGGGCGATCCCGCCATCGGCGAGATGCTCAAGGAATTCAGCACTCGCGACGACGAAGCCCCAGCCCCGAAAGGCCGCACATGACGACGACCGCGACCGAAGACCTGCGACTGATCGAGGCCGGCTTCCCATGCCACCAGGTCGGGGCCGAGACGCAGCGTGAACGCGGAGCGAGCTCGGCGCTCCCGCCGCTCTACTACCTCCATGTCTGGTGGGCCCGGCGTCCGCTGACGCCGTCGCGTGCCGCCATCCTCGGTGCCACGCTCCCCGCCGACGCAGACCCCGATGAGTTCCTTCGGTCGCTCGGCATCGCCAAGCCGGTCGTGCACATCCCCGGTGGCGGCCAGTGGGTGCTCGTGAACGACACGATGCTGAAACGGGTTGCCTGGGACGCGGGGGAGCGAACCGGCACGCTCGAAGTCGATCGAACGGTTCAGAACCACTTCGCCAAGGAAGTGGAGCGGCGAGAGGAATGCCGGCGAGTACTCAGCGAGCTTCGGCAGTCCGTCCCGTCGCTCGCCGGTGACGAGGTCATTGCGCACTGGCTCCGACAAAGCGAACCGTTCGGCACGACCACTCTCCGCGACGGGCAGATTTTACAGGTCGAGAAGGTGATCGCCGATCCGGCGGCGGTGCAGGACCGGATCGCCTTGGCGAAGTCGGATGTGGTCAAGAACGCCCACGGCGGCGTGCTGAACATCGACAAAGAAGACCTCTACGGCTACGACCGAGCCTTCACCAGTTCGCCGATCCCAACCGACAAGCCGCTGGTGGTGCTCGATCCTACGGCCGGCGGCGGCTCGATTCCGTTCGAGGCTCTCCGCCTCGGCCACCACGTCATCGCCAATGAACTCAACCCCGTCGCCACGGTGATCCAGTACGCGACCCTTGACTTCCCGCGTCGCTTCGGGATGTCGCTCGTGGACGACATCCGGCGGTTCGGCGAAGAGTTGGTCGAGCATGTCAGCGAGCGGATGGCTCCAGTCACGCCGTTCTGCGACCTTCCGCCGGACCAGATCGCGGAGTTGAAGCAGCACTTGCACAAGCACCCGGAGCTCGTGGACGACTTCGCCGGACCCGAGCACGACCAGACCGGGCTGATCTATTGCCGTCAGGTCGGGTGTCCGCACTGCGGTGGCCAGGCCCCGCTCCTCAACAGCTTCTGGCTGTCGAAGGAGGACGGTGACAAGTGGGCGGTGCGGCTGAACATTCGCAGCAAGTCCCAGGTGGACATCGAGCCGTACCGTGTCAAGGGCTCCCTCACGAAGCAGCAAGTTGCGGAGCTTGACGCCGGGACGGTGACGGACGGCCGCGGAACGTGTCCGCACTGCCGCCAGGTCATCGACGGCGACGAGATCAAAGCCCAGGGGCGCGGCGAGTCGACCCACGGGAAGATGATCGACCGCCTGTTCTGCATCGTGGCGGTGCGATTCCAGCCCAAGCTCAAGAAGAATGGTCAAGTCGATCGGTACGCATCGGGTGAGCGGGCCGGTGAGATCAAGACGCACAAGGTTCGGTTCTTCCGAGCGCCGACGAAGCGCGACTTTGACGCGATCGCGCTTGCAGAGAAGACGCTCGCAGAGCGGTGGGATTATTTCGAGCGGCACGACCTGATCCCGACGGAGCAGATCCCGGCCGGTCACAAGACGGGCGATGAAGGTGGAGCCGGTTCGGGCACCGACAAGCCGCTAAAACTCGGTACCGAAAAGTGGTACCAGATGTTCACGCCGCGGCAGCTCCTCGGGCACCTGACGCTGATGGACGCTCTCCGAGAAATAAAGCCGCGGATCATCGCGGAACTCGGCGAGGACCGAGGGCGAGCCGTCGTCACATATCTGCAGTTCGTGATCGACAAGGGCGTTGACTACAACAGCCGGCAAACGCGGTGGGAGTATACAAGGGGCATCGTCAAGGGCACCTTTGGACGGCACGACTACTCGTTCAAATGGACCTTTGGCGAGATGGTGTTCTCAGGCCCTGGAACAGGTCCTGCTTGGTGCCTGAGCCAGGTACTAGATGCCTACTCCGGCATGGCTGAGTTGATGCGGCACACTCCAGAAGAACCGCAATTGACCATCGTCAATGGCTCTGGAGCGCAGATCCAGACTCTTTTGGACGGCTCAGTGGACCTCGTGGTGAACGACCCGCCGTACTACAACAATGTGATGTATTCGGAGCTGGCGGACTACTTTTACGTCTGGATGAAGCGATCGCTCCGCGATCTGTATCCTCGTATCTTCGACGCGTATCTCACAGACAAGCAGAGCGAAGCTGTCGCCAATCCACATCGTGACGGGTCAGCCGAATCGGCAAAGCAGCAGTACGAGCGATTGATGCGAGAGATGTACGCCGAGTGCCATCGGGTCACAAAAGACGACGGCCGGATGGTGCTGATGTTCACGCACAAATCTCAGGCTGGCTGGGAAACCCTCACGCAAGCTCTGATCGATAGTGGGTGGTCGATCAACGCGACCTATCCAGTTGAATCCGAGTCAGGGCACAGCATGCACATCATGGAGAACGCATCCGCAGAGTCCTCCATCTTTATCGTATGCCGAAAGCGTGAGACGGTCGGCGGCGAGCCGGGTCTCTGGAAGGCGTTCGGCGGACAGGGTGTGCAGCAGCGGATCGTCGATGAGGTGAAGGCCGGGCTCGGCGAGTTTGAAGCGCTGCGCCTGCGCCCTGTCGACACGATGGTCGCGAGCTACGGGCGGGCCCTCCGCGTGCTCTCCGAGAAGTGGCCCGTGCTCGACGGGGACGAGCCGGTCAGCCCGATTCGAGCACTGAACGAGGCGAGCCGCGTCGTCGCCCAGCACCACATCCACAAACTCACCCAGGGGCGGCTGAAGGTGGAGGATCTGACTCCCGAGGCCGCGATGGCGGTGACGCTCTACGGCATCTGCGGGCTCCAGCCCATCCGCTACGACGAGGTGCTCAACATCGCCCGCTCACTCGGCATCGCGATCGAGTCCCGCACGGCGGGGTACGACGCCACCGAGAAGAGCATCGGCTACGCGACCGAGGCCGCGGGCCGGCGGGCGAGCCGGAGCGACGACATCGTCGGCTATCACGCGCCGCTCGTCCGCAATGGGTCGAATCTCCGGCTGGCGTTGCCCGAGGAGCGCAACGCCCGGCGAATGGCCTCGCCGCAGCACGAGTGGGATGTGCTCCAGGGCATGATCCTGAAGTACCGCGAGGGCGATGTCCCGGTGGCCCGGGCCTATTTGAACGAGCACGCCGACGGCGAGCAGACGAAGATTCTCGACCTGCTGCGCGTGTGGATGAATGAAGCCGACAACGAGGACCTCCGCAAGGAGGGCGAGACCATGCTCTTCGGGCTTGGTCGGTGACCGATCATGAGCGAGTCCCTTCCCGAACCTGATCTGAAGCAGCACGGCTGGCGTCGGCGATACGCCACGTCGAGCACGGACCAATCGGGCGAGGGACGAGACCTGCTCCGGTCGTTCTACATCCCCGCATTGCTGCGGGCGGTGAAGTACGACCGTGTTGCGGGCTACTTCCGTTCGTCCGCGTTGGCCGCGGCCTCGCGTGGGTTCACGGCGATCTTGCAGCGCGAGGGGACGGTCCGGCTCATTGCTGGGTGCGACCTCGCCCCGCACGATGTCCAGGCGATTCTTGACGGCAACACGAGCCGCCTGGAGCAGCACCTTGAAGGGGAACTGGACAAGCTCGATGCCGAGCCGGAAAAGGTGCGGCGCGGCGTCGAACTGCTCGCCCACATGATTGCCAAGGGCCGGCTGGAGATCCGGGTCGCGTTCCGGAAGCACGCCGAGACCGGCGAGCCCATCCTGCTCGACAGCTCGGAGGATGGGTACGTTCACGAGAAATGGGGCATCGTCACCGATGGTTTCGGCCACCGGCTGAGCTTCTCGGGGTCGATGAACGAGTCGGCCGCGGCGTTGATCCGAAACGCGGAGAACATCAACACGCTGATGAGCTGGAGCGGCGAGTCCGATGCGCAGGCCATCGGCGACATGTGCCAGGACTTCGAGGCCCTTTGGGACGACCGGCACCCCGCCTTCGTGGTCCGCCCAATCCCCGACGCCATCCGGCAAAGGCTGCTGAAGATCAGCGAGCGGGTGGTGATGCCGGTCGAACTCGATGGGGAGCCGGCGTACGAGAGGCCGCCCATCAAGCCGTCGCCGATCGAGTGGCTCCGGTTCGCGTTCATCAAGCACGCGCCGACGATGGTCGGTGGTGAGACCGTGGGCATCTACACCGCTCCGGTCAAGCCGTGGCCGCACCAGGAGATCGTTGCTCGGCGGCTCGTGTCCACGTACCCGTATGGCTATCTGCTGTGCGACGAGGTCGGCCTCGGCAAGACCATCGAGAACGGGCTGGCCTTCCGGGCCTTATGGCTGTCCGGACGAGCCCGGCGCATCTTGATCTGTCCGCCGGCGAGCCTCGTGACGCAGTGGCAGCGGGAGATGGCCGACAAGTTCCTGATGCCGTTCGGCGTCGCCCGCTCGAACAGCAAGGGAGCGAAGGTCAGCTACCTCCTTCCGTCGGAACACGAAGAGGAACGGCCGAGCCTGTTCGACCGTGACCTGCTGACAGTGTCAACCGGGCTTCTGCAGCGAGAGGAGCGTCTGCGGCAACTGACGAACGCCGAGCCCTTCGACATCGCACTCGTCGACGAAGCCCACTTCGCAAGGCGGCAGAACTCGCGGAACGGGCTCGATGAGGAACCATCGTTCGGGAAGCTCTACAAAGCCCTCGGGGGCGTGCTGAAGAAGCAGACAAAGGCTCTCTGGCTCGCTACCGCCACGCCGATGCAGCTCAGCGCGGTCGAGGCGTACGACCTCGCCGACCTCGTTGGTCGGCTTGGGTGCTTTGCCTCTGAGCAGAGTCTCGTCGGCGTCTACTACACGATCCTCGGAACGCTCGCGAAGGGTCATGCTCCGACGAGTGAGGAGCAGGAGACGCTGCGGATCATCGTCCGCCGCACTCAGCACGAAGACCCGGCTCTCTGGGAGCGGGTCCATGATTGGCTTCTGAAGAAGGACCCACAGCTCGAAGTCGTATTCACGCAGTGGATGGAGGCCGGGATATGGCCAGGGCGACGAGATGACGAGCGACTGCTCATGCGCGTGCTCTTCGCGATCTCGCCGCTGCACCGGGTCATGCTCCGTCACACTCGGGCGTTGCTGGAGCAGTACCGCAGGCACAACCTCTTGACGGCCAACCTCGCGAAACGTCGAATCCGTCCGATCCCGCCGGAGCTCCAGTTCAGACCGGACGAGAGGGCGGCGTACGAGGAGCTCGCCAAGTACTGTGCGGAGCTGCAGCTCCAGATCGGCCAGAATCTCACCGGCCAACTGCGCAGCAGCCTCGGCTTCTACCTATCGCTGCTTCAACAGCGGTTCGCGTCGTCCGCGGTCGCGATCCGGAACACGATGGAGCGCCGCCTGGAGCGGGTTGTCGAAACGCTCTCGATTCTCGACCGACTGGGGCTTGATTCCACGTCGGACCTTGAAGCGCTCCGGCCGGAGTCGAGCCCGGACGAGTGGGAAACCGAGGAGAAGGAACTCGACGAGTTGATCAAGGCCACGCTCCGCGGACGAACGCGAGCAGACCTGGCCTGGGAGCAGAACCGGCTCCGCGAGCTGCTCCCGGCGTATCAGACGCTTGCTTCGCAACGCCCGACAAAGACAGACGTGCTGCTTCGCGTGATGGCGGCTCGACAGCGACCGGGGGAAAGCGGCCGGTTCCGCCAGACGGTGGTCTTCACTCGCTACACCGACACGCTCGACCATCTTGTCGAGACCTTCAAAGCCTCAGCTCCCGACATGCGGGTTGGCACGTTCTCGGGGGACGGAGGCGCGTACTGGGATGCCGGCAAGCGACAATGGCGGCACCTGGAGAAGAACCGCGACCAGATCAAGCATCTGTTCCTCCAGGGCGAAATCGACCTGCTCCTCTGCACCGACGCCGCCGCTGAAGGGCTCAACCTCCAGACGGCCGACCTGCTCGTCAACTACGACCTGCCCTGGAACCCGATGAAGGTCGAGCAGCGGATCGGGCGCATCGACCGCATCGGCCAGCGTTACGACCAGATCGAGGTGCTCAACCTCGCCACCATTGGCTCGGTCGAAGAGACCATTTACGGACGACTCTGGGAGCGACTGAGTCACGCGGCGGGCATCGTCGGCTCGCAGCAGTTCTCGATCTTGCCGATCACCGAGGAGGATTTTGCCGCTCTGGCACGTGGCGAAATCACGCACGAGGAGCTCGAGCAGGAGGCGCTTCGCAAGCTCGAAGAGCACGAACGCGAAGTTCGTCAGCTGGAGATCCCCGCCGAGGATCTCTACCACATCTTCAACAAGGAGCTCCGCTCCTACGGCGACGAAACCCGCGTGATCACACTGGAGGACATCCAGCATGCCCTTGTTGAGTCTGATTATCTGAAGGCGACGGGAAGTCAGGTGCACGAGGCCGATGGCCAGCGATGGGTTGAAGTGAGGTCGGCCGCTGCCTGGGGCGGACTGTACACGCGGTTCGCGATGACCACGAAGCAAGACCTCTACGAGCGGGGCCTCACGGACGCCAACCTCCCGCTCCGATTTGCCAGCTACGGGGACCCCGGCTTCGACGAGCTGGTCGAGGAAATCTCGTCGGAGACCCACCAGCCTCCCGGCGTTGCGGTGATTCGAGTAGAGGAAGATGTGGAGGGCCAGGCGTGGGAGAAGACCGCAATCATCGCGATGCACCAGTCACCCGAGGGACCCAGGCCACGACATCTCTCTTCGTACCAAGAACTGCGTGAGCTGGAGTTCGTCGCGGATGTCGCGGTGCCAGCTGAGGCGATCGAGATGGGCGAACGCCTGCTGAAGTCGGCGTTGGCCGAGGAGGTGCGGGCGTACCAGCAACGACGCGACATGCTGGATCGACACGCGGAGATCGGCGACGCTAACAAGGCGTTCCTCTATCTCCTTGCGATTGGCATGCTCCGATCGGCGAAGAATCGGCCAGGCGTTAGGGACGGCGAGCAGGTGTCGAAGGTCGTTTCCGAAGCAGCCGAAATGGCGGACGAGGACCGGCCCATCATCTACGACATCCAATTGAACAAAATGTCGGAAGCTCAGAGACGAGAGCTTGTCGTGCATATCGGTGCGGAACTTCACGCTGGACAATGGCGATCGACACCTCACTTTCGGAAGGCAGCAATGCATGTGATTCAGCGGGAGTATGCAACACTCAGAAAGAACCAGAAGGCCGATGCGACGACGACGCGGCTCGTCGCGCAGCTAGGACGTCGTGTCGAGGCGTTACTTAGTCGAGAACCGGGCTGAGTTCGGGTGAAGCCAGCGGCGTGGTTGGCGTGAGGAGCGTCCCCGCTGTTCGACGAACTGGCCTCGCTCTCGTGCCGACTCAGGCTTTGGCAGGCTGAGTCTACGATAGATGGAGTGCCCGCCCTCAACTGAAGGAGACGCTGCGGAGATGACCCGAGCTTATGCCCCGAAGACCTTCCTTCGTCAATGTCCCAATGGCGCACTGAACGCATATTTCGATGCCAAGGGGATCTCGGTCGAGATCGATTGGAAGACGCTGACACCGCGCAAGATCGATCCGCTCTTCGATGCGATCGAAGAACTGCCAGACGACCAGCGGCATCGGGTTGAGCGGGACTTCCGGCTCGTATTCGAGATGGCAACCGACAAAGGCCGCCTGCTTCTCGTCGAGCAGGCCGAGGTGCTCGGTGTAGACCTCGGCGAGCGGTTTGCCGACGGCGAGAACGCGTATGCAGCGGCGATGATCGCTTTCCTGGAGCACAAAACCATTTTCGAGATCGCGTCGTGCGTTCAGGACATCTTTCGCATGGGGAACTGGCGGAAGCGCGCCGTCGGCGAGCGGCTGCACGCCAGCGAAGACACGGAGCACATTCAGACGTTCGCGGTGGCGCTCCAGCAGATCTACCAGAAGCAAGGGCGTGGACGGAGTTGCCATGTCGACCGCTACCAACGCCTCGACCCGCTACGATTCTGCTACTTCGCATACCCAGAAGACTTCCCGACGAGCGACGTCGAGTTCGACGAGGAGCACAACTTCCGACGCGTCACGCGAAGGCCGGCCCTCGAGAACGTTTTCGTCTACGACCCAGAGGCCGGGACGCTCGACATCAGCGCGACGGGGCCGAAGGAGCACAAGGAGGCTCTGGCCGAGGCCTTCTGCAAGCACATCCTTGGCCTGAAGGCTCTGCCCCCCGAAAAGACGAGGCCCGAGTACACGTTGAAGCCTGTCATGAATCCCTCGTTTCAGTTTCCGATCGAGCCGGGCGACGGCGTCGCTCGGGTAGATATTAAGTCGCTACGGCTGGACTACCCGGATGCTGAGCAGACTCGAGTCACGGTGAACGCCAGGCCGAACGGTGCTTCGAACGCGATTCACAACTCGGTACGCCGCACGCTCAATCTTTCGGCGTTCCCGCTTGAACGGCTGCATCCCTCCCGTGCGGAGGTCACTGTCGAATTCAAGCCCGTTAACGGGCGGCAAGTGAAGCGGCTCAACTTTGCCATCACCTACCCGGACAGGTGTGGTCTCGGCGATGAGCCTCAGGAGCAGATTGTTCGACAAATTCTGCGGCGAGCAGGGATTTCCAATGACTGAGCCCCTACGTGAGATCCTTGGGCGCTTCGAACAGCAGCGAGCAGGCCCAATCACTGCGCAGGAAGCCCGTCGTTTGGGCATGGATCTGGTTCAGCGATTGAGTGGCCTCGGAATGCTCCGGGAAGTCACGCCTGCGACGAGCGTTCGCAACGAGGAGTGCGCGCACGCGTGTGACATGGAGCCGGAGATTGTTACGCACGCGAAAACTGGCGAGCGATTCGGCATCTACCGGTGCATGCGTGAGGAATGCGGCCTCGTACGTATTCCGCTCGAAGACCTGCGGCGGTGGGATCTCGACCTCTGTGGTGTCGCGGCAGCGCTGGCCCGGGCCGTCAGCGCCGGCGGGCAGATCGCCGTGGATGTCCAGAACCGAATGGTCGAGGTTGGGCGCGTCGTGGTTGGCGACACATGGCGCGACCTCTTCGTTGCCAGGGGCTTAGCGTGGGACGACGCGGTGACGGGGCTCGCCGATGCCCGGCGGCTGAAGGCGTCTGGTGCGCCGCTCGTCCTCGCTCTGGGCGACTTGCCGAAGGACGAAGTGTGGCCCAATTGCCACCCGGCCGTGGCCCTCCTCGTTGACCTTGTCTCGCTCGAAGACGAGGGACTCGTTGTGGATCTCTCCGCTGCAATCGAGCGACCGACGGAGCCGCACGGCAGCGCGGTCGAGAGCAAATGGATCACGGTCACCGAGGCCGGCCAGATGCTTCTGGCGGACGTGTCGGGCATCACGCTGGACCAGGCCAAGGCTCGAGTATCGAAGGCCGCGACCGCGGGCAAGTTTACCACGAACGGCAAGGAGCGTCAGGCTCGCCGGATCGACCGGGATTCGTTCAGCAGGTGGCGACTTGAGCAGCGCGAGAAGGATCTCGCGGCCTACAACTGACCCCCCCCTTGCGCGGTGCGCACCGCGCTCCGCCCCGAAAACGGGGGCAAAACGGCCCAAGGGCCGCATCGCTTGCAATCCGCAACCCCCGCCCGTATCGTGGGTTACGAGTTTCGAGCTCGGGCAAGGTCCCTCTGTCGATCCGGTGGTTGCGGGTTCGAGTCCCGTCCGCCTCGCTTGAAACGGCCCTTTTATAGGGCCGTTTTCTTTTCGGCTACATCCCGGCTACATCCGGCCAGCGGGA